CCTGTGATGTTGGATGCGGTTATCGCGCCCGCAGTCCCGGCATTGGAGTTGATGAAGTTGCCAGCACTGGTAGGAGAAATCCCGGTATAGCCTGCTGCGTAGTTCACGCTAAATGCCTGATTGGTCTGCGACGCAGAACCGGCGCCAGTTACAGTGAAAAGGATTGCCTGCTGCGCCGCGACCGGAGAGGTCGGTTGTGTCGCAGTGATGTTTAGCGCCATGGCACCATTGCCGAGTGTACCGGCGACGATAGTCTCCGAAAGGAGATTGGCGAGGCCGGTGCTGCTGTACGTCGAGCCGTCCGCAAAGATCACCGAGCCGCCGTAGGTGCAGCCGGTGAGCGCGCAGTCCAGGGAGGCGTGGCCGGTCAGGCTCGCCGTGATCGTGCCGGCCAGAAAGTTGCCGCTCGCGTCGCGGGCGACGATAGTCGAGGCCGTGTTTGCATTCGTGGCGTCGGTGGCGAGCGTGGACACCGCCGAGCCGTTGTAGCTGCTCGCTCCTGCGCTGTTCGTCAGGTGTGTGCCGTAGGTCAGCGTGGCGAGGTTGCCGCCGAGCGCAACGCCCGAGATCGTCGAGTTGGCGAGGTCCGCATTGGTGACCAACCCCGTTGCCGTGAACGCCGTGGTCACGGTGAAGCTCGGCGCGGAGAGTCCGCTAGGCAGCGTCGACGAAATCGACGGTACGCCTCCGCTCGATGTGACGAGAACGCCGCTGTTGGCCGTAGCGAGATTCCCAAGCACGCCAGCATTGTCGTAGAGGAGACCGTTCGGTGTTCCGCTGCCGATCGTCGTAGTGCCGACCGTGATGCTCGTGGTTGGGACGGTGCAGGTTCCACCGAGCGCGCAGTTTTGTCCGTTGACGGTTGTCGACGCGTTGAACGCCGCGACCTGGACGCCGGCCTGATAGAGCTTTGTGCAGTTGAGCGTGGCAGCGCCCTGATCGCCGCCGGTGACCCCAGTGCAGTCGATGCCGCCATCATTCTCGATGTTCAGCCGTGCGGCACGCGTGACGCTGCCATTCGGAGTGGTTGAGATTTGGACGTAAGTCCCGTGCGCGCCAACCGCCCAATTCTGCGAGGCATACATTTCGATTGATGCCTGCGAGGTCGCGCTGATGGCGGTGCCGTCGTAACCCCACGCATTGTAGGTGCAGATTTGATCGTTGTTCTGGAGCGCCGTCGGCGAGGCGTTCGTGCCATCGGCGCGGACGCAAGAGACGCCGCCGACATTGGCGAAGCTGTCGAGTTGGATTCTCGTGATTGCCGCATCGGCGCTGCTGATGAGAAGCGCGGTTCCAGACTGCGGAGCACCTAGCGTTGTCGCGTTATTCGATATGATAGGCGTTCCTACAAGAGTCGGCGAAACGCGAAGTACAAGGGCGCCTGTCCCGGTCGTGCTCTGTGTTCCTGCCGCGCGGAACATACGCCAATTTGCTCCGCTCCATCCAATAAGAAGATCGAGCGAGCCGCCACCGCCGGTGACTGTCGTGTTCGGCGCGGTGCATGTGCCGTCGCCGCAATTTGCTGCGAGGCCGTCAATGATGTGTTCGATTTGACCTGCTGTTGGCGAGCCGGGCAAGCCTGCGTAGGTATGAGGCGCAACGATCTGACCATCAATAGTCGGCTGCGATTGACCGACCACGATGCCAGTGCCGGTCATCCCGTCGCCGTTGCTGTCCTGAAAGCCATAGCTAAATGAGCAGCCACCCAAAGCTGTGCCGGGCAAGACCGACGCACACGACCCGGCCACTACCAAGTAGCCCGGCCCTTGCAACGTAGCCCGTACACCCGTCGATCCTGACACACCCGATCCGGTTGTTGACCACCCGCTCAGGTCAATAAAAACATTTCCCGTCGCTCCTAGAAATTCGCCACCTGACCATGAAACGGCGGATGGGATATTTGTTGCTGCGCCCGCACTGAAAGAACCTCCACCTGTGATCGTCCAATGATTGCTGCCGGTGAAGTTGGCTAGGATCGTCTCGGTATTCAGTAGATTAGCCGAAGCGTTTTGGTTGACAGAAAAATGTGAGCCACCCGTGCCCCAGCTTCCCCATGACACGAAAGAATAATCGGCAACTGCAAACTGCCGGGCTTGAATGCCCACCGAGCCGTTGCCGCCGGTAAATTCAAGGCTATTAATGCCTACCTCACCGCCGTCTTGAGCGATGACGCCGATGGAATTATTCGGGACCGCGAGAACGACATTCGTCGGCGTGGCTACATCGCCAATGATGGAAACAAGTTGCGATGAACTGCCGCCGCCATTACCGTTGATGCTACAAAGCGCGCCGCTAACTGCCGTCGAATAGGTGCCGTCCGCAAGATTGATCGGCCCTGCGCTTCCAATGAACGTTGCAATCTGTCTTACAAACGAACACGCCGTAGCGAGCGAGCACGCGCCCGCGCCGGGGCTCAGACAATTCCCGGACCCGGTCGGGCTAGCGTAGAGCGGCAGGCCGCCGAGAGGGGCGCTGGCTCCTGCCGCCGCGACGGGATTGCCAGAAACAAACACTCCCTGCGCATTGATTGTGTTCGAACCTTCGCACCCGCCGGTGACGGTCTGCGGCATCGTCAAGCAGCTTCCGGCCGGCGGATAGATTTGCGGCGCCGCATAGAGCCAAGGCGACGGTGGCGGGACCGGACCGCCATTTTGTCCCGGACCGGGTTGTGCAACGGCGGAACCGCCGAATGCGACGACGGCAAGGAACGCAAATGCGCGCGCGATACTCAGCATTTTTCGTTCCTCAATAAGACACGCCGCTTATCTTGTGGCCCGATGTTGCCGCGTTCATCGAAGTAGGGGTCGTCTGTCCAGCGATGAGATTCCATCCGCCGCCGGGCGGGATGCGGAAGTTCGTCCCGTTGACGCCGCCGGCGACGCCTGGCGCGACTGCCGCAGTGACGGGATTGACGATCAAGTCCTCCGCGGCGCCGATGCCCTGATCGTTCGCCGACGCCGGGTTCTGGAGATAGCCGCCGTTCGGCGCCGGCCCAAAGACCGTAACCGCAGTGCCGCCGACGGCGACCTGAGAGTTGAGCGCCGGGACCGGCGTGACGGGAGTCGCTGCCATGTCAGCCTACCATGCGGAGCGGTTGGTCGTCGTTCGCCGGTTCGAGCGCGCCCATGATCTCCTCAACGCTCATCGAACTGATGTTGCCTGTGTTGTTGTTTATAGAAGTTGCGCCCCCGACGGCTGCTTTCAGACATAGAACGTAAGTCACGGAGGACGTGGTGTTCGGAGAATCGATGGCCGATATCGGCGCCATGCCGATCACGGCCGTACTTCCGCTCAGCACCGCGTTGTTACCGACCAGATTTGAGCAACTCGTTCGGCCGATCTGGGCGTTGCTACCGTCGTTAGCGGTGGTTTGATAGTTAGCTTCTGCGTGGATAAAGATCGGGTTTGCCGCCGACGTAGGTGTGATGGCTTGGCTGAAGTTCGTCGCCGGCGCGTATGATGTCGTAGAGGCATAGCTCGTGCTGTTAGGTGAAAAGGCGCGTTGAACGGTCTCGCCCGGCTTCTTCACGCCGGGGCCGAACAATTGGACGTAGGTGGGTCCCGTCGCCCAGGTCCCCGCCGTGGACTCGCTGATCTCGACGTAGCCGAGGATGCGGACCGCCTTGTTCGTGACCGCCGAGGCGTTGCAATAGTAAAGCTGCGCCGACGAGCCGCCCGACGTGCCGGATTGGCTGGTCTGGAGGACGCCCTCATTGATCGGGCCAACGGAAGTCCCGATCAAGGCGTTATAGGCGCAAAGCTGGACTGTCCCGGCATTATTGAAGCCCAAGACCCAGAGACGGCACATCTGATTGTTGACGCAGCCCATCGTCTGCCCGGACGCGATGGTGAAGCTGAGCGCGCCAGTGACCGGAACGATAGTCGGATCACCAAAGGCAATCGTGGAATCACGGAACGGGATCAGGACCGGACTCGTCGCGCTCGGATTGATGCAGGTATTGCTGCCGGAGTTGGCCGAACACAGCGAGATCGTTAGCGCGTTCGCCGACACCGCAGCATTTAGCTGCGAATTGACCGGCATAAAACCGATCGCCGAGTTTGCGAGATTCGCCGCCGTCACCGTGCTGCTGGTCACACTCAAAACGTCGAAATAGGTCCCGTCGTACATGATCCAGACGGGTTGCCCGATGATCAGTTCGGTGCCGGTCAGAGCGACCAGACCGCCGATGGATGGCTTGCGGAAGGAGATCGGACCGCCGGTCAATGTGCCGCCGTTGCCGGATACCGCCAACGTTGCGGCCGCGGTGTTCGTCGCGCCCGGGATGTACTTGACCAGCACGCCAAGCAAATCGGAATACTGCGTCGCGTTCGGCAGCGTGATCGTCTGCGCGTTCGCTGAGCCTGCCCCGGTCCCGGCGTAGGACGCCTGATCGAACTGCGCCGCCGCCGGCACGACGCCGAGCAGGAAAAGCCCGAGGATGAAAGCGACGATTCTCATGGCTTGAAGCTCCAGATGTTGCTGTCGGCGTAGAAGCGGAACTGCGCGCATTGGCCGTTGACGTTGAGCGTGACCGTCGCGGCCCCGTTCGGCCCCGTCGTGCCACCGGGGAAAGTGACCGCCACCGGGAATGCGTTGAAGTTCCGCGAGAGATCCTCGATCCAGTAGGTTTGCCCGTCGGTCGAGACCGGAAGCGTTGTCGATGAAACTGCGGGCCCGACGATCCTGTCAAGACCGACACCACCCCCGGCATCGGCCGTGCTCATCGCAAAAGCGCCGGAGGCCGTGACCGTCCGCGCCGGGCTCAGCGCGGAGCTTTGCTGATAGGATGCGAGCAACCCTTCCGTGATGAGATTCGCCGCGAGATCGCCGGCAAGCCATGACTGCGCGGTCGTTCCTTCCTGCGCCCGGACGATGGTGAGCGTGTCCCCGGTTCTCGACGTGCAATAAACGATTTCATCCAGCAATCCGGTGGCGGCGTCGTTGAAGGTGAGGGGAAACTGCTGGCCGGCGCTCGGGTTGGGAAACAGCGCCCCGGTTCCAACCGCAAGGGACACCGTCGTTGCGGAGTTCGAGATCGGCGCGGCGAGCGTGCTTGACGCATTATTCGCCATGAGAAAAACGGTCATGGACCCCTGCTCCTCATATCGCTATTCCCACCGCGTATTGAAAAGGAAGCTGCAACACGCCCGACTGCAGGGCTTGTTGTAGCACGGGCGCGAGCGGAAAAGGAACCGTCGGCGACGGGACGAACAAGGTCTTCAGCGCGTTCGGCGTCAGCCTATTGCAGCCGAAGCGGTTCGGGAGCGCGCCGCCGGTTATGGTTCTCGTCCCCACGCTGATCCGGATGGCGATAACCCCGTTGCCGTAGGTCACGCTGATCTCGTAGGTCTCATCGACGTTCGGCGCCGTCCCATTGACCCCGATCAAGAACCGCTTGATCCGCCGCTTTAGCCATCGAACGTCGAAAACGTTGCCGTCGCCCTTGTAATAATTCCACGTCATGATCCGCTTGAAGACGTCGTCGGAGGTCGCGACCACGTTCCGGGGACCGATCTCCTTCCGCCGGTTCGGCTCCAACGTGTTCGGTCCGTAGGTGTTCACCGGACCGATGTCCCGGTTGCGCCCGGACGAGAGAGCCGGCCGAATCATGCCGTAGACGCCGCCGGCGACCCAATCCAGGAGCGGCCCGGCGATCAGAGGGTTCGTGTAGACCGGTAGCGGCGTGTTTACGAACCAGTCGACGTAGCCCTGCGCCAGGGCGTTGTAAGCCTCGACGAAGGCCTGGAGGTCGTCGTCGTCCTGGTACTGCTGGTAGAGGTAGGACGGGATGACCGTCGTCACCACCGTCGGCTCGGACGGCGGGAAAGTGCCGGGCTGCGGCGTCGGCGGGAACGGGGTGGGCGATTGGAACACCACCCCGGAGAACTTGTGCCCGGAGGTTTTCGCGTTGACGCTGACGTTCCCCGTCAGCCCCGGCGGGATCTGGAAAATGCCCCCGGCCTCGAGGCGTGTCGTGGTTCCGGTGTCGGAGAGCGCGGCTGGGCCGTCGATGCTGACGAACAGCGGCTCCGCGAAGATCGTTCCCTGGTCGATATTGCTGTACGGATTCTGGATGAATCCGCCGAGCAGCGGCCCATAAGCCGCCGTGATCGGCTGGCCGCCCACCGTAACGACGGTCGCCGCTGGCGCGTAAAGGGAGACCGGGCTCGCCATGCTAGACCTGCGTTACGGCGATGCCGGCGACCGTTGAAAACATGTAGCTCTCCGGATCGCCCTGGACTAACTGTCCGGTCGGTGCCGTCGAAACTCCGTTTATTGACACCGCAAAGGTCAAGACAGAGATCGTCGACGGGTCAATGACTGAAATCACCGCGGCGGCGAACGTCGTCCCTAGCTCGAGCAGGCTGATCGGTGCCCCGACCTCGATGCCGTTGATGTAGGCCGCGATCGCTGTCGAGGCGAGTTGCGCCACTGCCGCCTGCGAGACGAAGTTCGGCAGAGTCGTGTTCCACGTCACCGCTATGGTCACGGTCTGCTGCGGCGGGATCACGAAGGGGACCGTGTAAAGGTCGGGCGCGTCCCTGATATTCGGCGTCGCGTTGCGCAGGTTCGGGGAAACCACGCCGCCGCTGACGTAGAGCGGATAACCCGTCGTGTCGACACCGATGCTGAAGGTCTTCTCGGTGAGAACCGTGATCGTGAGCGGGATGCCGTTGAGCGGCGTCATCCCGACGATGCCGGCCATCGTTATGACTTGGCCGGTGGCAAAGCCGTGGTTGAGGTTCGTCGTCACCACGCCGGGGTTTGCGTTAGTGATGTTCGTCACCGAAAGCGTCGATCCGACCAGGCCGGCGATGTTCACCCCCGAGGCGTAGATGGCCCCGGCAACCTGATAGGGGTCACCGCCTCCGACGATCACTTCCCAAGCCGCCCCCTGCTGGCGCACGGAGACGAGCCGCTGCTGGACGCCGGAGACCTGGAACAGGAGCGTCTTGAGGAGCGATTCCGTCCCGGTTGCTATCGCCTGGCCCGCCATCAGGACGCGCGCGCGGAATTGCTCCGTCGTCTCCGCGGCGAGGCCGGCAAATCCCGGCTGCGGGTTCGAGCACGTCAGGTTGACGCCCGGCGGCGCCGCCGTGACCAATTGCGTTACGCTTCCCGACGGGACCGCCCACGATCCGGGAATCGTAGCGATGCAGAACAGCGGCAGGCTTTGGCCGTTCGAGGATGTGACCCCGCCGTCCTGGACGATGTACTGGTAGGTCCCGTCGCCGACCGTGAAGCCGACCGCGATCACTTGGCCGCCGAGCGGCGCGCTGGTGTTTGGGTCTATGGCTGTGAAAACAACCGACACCGACGTGTTGGTCGGAACTCCCGGAGCCGCCCCGGGCCCGATGTAGATTTGCCCGAGTTCCAAGAGCAGGAAGTCGTTCGCCGCGTAGGGCGAAATCGAGTTCAGCGTCTCGACCCGCGCCGCATCGATCAAGGCGATGCCGCCGACCTCCGTGGTCGATACGTCGCGAATCAATGAGCCGGGCAAAACTGCCGTATATCCAGGATTCGTCGCGCTGACGTTGGCAATGAGTTCGGTGAGGATTGTCGCCGGCGGCGTCGGCTGAACTCCCGCCGACGTGATGACGACCGGGAACTCGAAGTCGGTGTTGCTCATGTCGGCTCCGGCTCGTCTGCACTTTGGGCGTTAACACAGCGGCCGTTGCGGAGGTATCCGTGCCAGCCGCAAAACCCGTCGTTGATCGACGGCGTGAAGGTCGGCGCCGTGCGGTTGCCGTTCCAATCCCATTGTGCGATGCCGCCGTTTTGTCCCTGCGGGTCTCGCTTGAGTATTGTCCGGCCGGCCATGATGAGGCCTTCGCAGCGATGGCCTTTCTTGATCGGGCAAGCGAAGCCGAAAGTCTGCTCTTGCCCGGTGGGAGCATCGAGAGAATCGAGCCGAGCAAAAGTGACTTTGGCATCGCTCATGTCGGCACCTGGACGATAATTTTTGAGCCCTGATTTGTGGTCACCGACACCTTATAGGTTGGGGTTGTCGCATCGGGCACCTTGGCGACAATTAGGCTGGCGAAATACTGCGCGAACTGCCGCTGAATTTGCGCGACGTAATAGTCCGGCTGAACCTGCTGAAGGACGGATTGCTGCGCCGGCAATCCCCAGTTGGCGTCGAACGGAGATTCGTTGAGATTCAATAGGAAGTTTTGGCAAAGCGTGGTGATCCACACAGCGTCGTCAAAACCGTTAGCGTCGGTGGTGACTTCCACCCACGATTTGCTTCCGTCTGGATTGACCACGCGGCCAAAAGTTCGCATCTCACGACACCATGACCTGCCCGCCGCTATTCCAAAGTGTCCCCGGCGGTCCCGGGGCGACCGGCAACGTGCTTACCACGAAATTGCCGCCGGCGGGGAGCGTCACCTTAGTGCCGGCGGACGAGACTCTCACGATGCTCGCCTTGTCCGCAGTTCGGATGATGCCGCCGTCGGGACCGTAAAGCTCGATCGCGTTGGCATCGATCACCGCCTGCCACGCCTTGTTGCCGATAGGCGTCCAGACCAGCATCGAGAGATTGCCGCGCGGGGAAAGGTCCGCCGTCCCTCCGCCAAGGCCAGACATGCCGCCGAGGTAAGCGTCCGCGCTCAGCACGAAGCCGGGGCATCCTGCCTGGATCGGAAGCCGGACGTATTCCGACCCGACGATAGGCACCGTGACGTTCGGCAGCGTGTAGGGCGACATCAGCGCGAATTTGACCGTGACGATTCCTCCGCTGACCGACACCACCGTCGCCGGGAGCGATTGGCCCAAAGCGGCGAGCGCGCCCTGCACTTTGCGATTTGCAAACCGCTCTAAGGAACGCGCTATCGGGAGCTTCTGGGCGCTTGTGGACAAGGCATTTTCCTTTAACGAATCGCACCGGCGCTGGTCGTCGTATCAAGCGTAGGCGACGCTCCGACTTGTTGGCGCGGCGCCGCCTCAAAAATGCTGACCCAAGCATCGGCGGAAGGTTGCCGAAAGTGCCCCACATGCCGCGCGCTGATGATGTCGAAGCCGCCTTGAAACGTGAGTTTCTGGTTGATGATATTGGAATTGGCCTGCGACGTGTTGATGATCTGCGTTTGCGGCAGCATAATTCCTTTGTTGGACGTGAGGTTTAGATCAGCCCTCATCACCGTCTTGAACTGAATGACGCCACCATCCAACCACGTTGGCTGTCCGATTAAGTCCTGAAAGGCAATCTGCGTCGTCTGAGTCTGCGCGGCACTCCCGTCGTAGACGGCAAGCGTCCCATTGAACGGGACGATGCTCACGCCCGCATAGCCGGACGTTTTGACGATGTCGAAACTGACCCGGCGGCAGTATTGCGCAAGCTGTTCGAGCGTCGGGAAAAAACTGACATCATCGCTCGCCCGAACGAGGTTGTTCGAAATAGCGATACTTTGCTGCACGGAAGGGAAAGCGGTCGAGAGCGTTGTTGCCAACGCGGTCGCGAGTGTCTGTCCGGCCTTCCAGTTGAGGACAATGTTTTTCGGCTTCGCCAGCGTGCCGAGGCCGCCGGGATTATCCGTGGTCGCCAGAACTGGGCTGATGACAAAATCCAATGTCCGGTCGACGCCGATATTGTTGCCATAGCACTGAAGGATCGAACCCTGAACGAGAAGCCCGGACTGCGCCGGATTTGCTAAAGGCAGGCCTTTCATCATCCCACCATAAACCGCAATATTCATGCCGTTCAGATTGTTCGATTGGCTGATTTCGGCATTGCTGATTCCCCAAACCGTAGCGAGCCCGAATCCCTGTGAAGTTGCGGCATCGATGATCGGAATATCGCAGGTGAAATCCCATGCCTCCGGGAGCGATTGGCCGTTCACGAACGATCCGTAGGTTTGGTCCCCCAAAAGCCCTTGAAATCCAGGCGGTTGAATGAGTTGCCCGTTGCTCGGATTCGTGATCTTGATGGAATAGTAACGCAATTTGGCCTCTAGCCCCTCGACGGCTTCGAGCCTATCCTAGCATGGTCAACAGGGAGATTCACGCCTATGACAATGTTCTCAATGATCGGCCAAATCACCTTCGACCCAGAATGCATTGGCAAGGAAATGCCAGCCGTCGTTTTAGTCGGAAAATTATCATGGCACGATACGCCGCCAGAAGTTCAATTCGCGCTCCTGATGGACTATCACTTCCGGTATGAGAAGTGGCCTGACCATCCAGAAAAAATTTGGGCTGTAACTCGACCGGTTATAGACCGCGAAAAATATCCGAACTGGCCAAAGCCTGAATCTACGGACTGACCTCAAATTGTCTGTTCTGAGTCCTGAAAACGAGACTCGACGTTAAAAAATATCCGCCCACCAAATTTATATTGTAACTTGCCGAGCCGAATGCAGTCGCCGCTCCTGGATTTGTCGCGAGCGCGAAGGTGAAACTCGTCGGGCTGATGATGTAGCACTGCGCGACGCCATTGAAGCCATCGGGAACTGCGCCAGCTATCGCGAGCGGAATCGATTTGCCGATTTTATAATTGTGAGGGGTAACTGTCACCGCAGTTGCAATTCCGTTCGACCATGTGAGCGCCTGCAAATTGAGGCCGATGGCTGATCCGGAAAGCGCGCGAGACACGATCAAATTTCCGCTCAAATCGTACAAATTCAAATAAAAACCGAAAGTCGCGTTGTTCGGCCCGCGGAAGATGTTCCAAGTGATGATCGCGTTGTACTGCTGCCCGTCGAGCGTCGGGCTGAACTGGAACGGCTGAACCGCCGATGGGGCAAAGTTGATTATCGTTGTCACTGGCCGCCCCCGATCAGCGGCACACCGACGCCGGTTCCTGCGGTATTGGACGCCGCTGGAATAGTTCCGACTGCCGCGAGGCTTTGTGGATTTCCGGTCGGCGGTCCGAGACCGCTCCACGCTGGCACTCCGCTGATCGGAACGCCCGACGTGATCTGCGACATCAGATTATTTTGCGCCGCCTGCGCGGCCGCGAGCGTCAAAAGCGGCTGCTCGAAATCGAGTTGATAGGTGTTCTGCGCCTGCGCGCTGCCGCTGTTCGACGTGTCCTTCATCCCGACCATGAGGCAGTTCGTGTAAAAGTAGGACGGCGTCGCGACGATGTACGTTCCCCCGGAGGCGTTGTGCTGCTTCAAAACCGCCTGCAGCGCCATGATCGTCGCGAGCTTCGTCGCGTAACCTCCCGGACCTTTGGCGGGGCAGATCATCCTCATCGAGATCGTGAGCGGTTGCGTGATCACCGCGTTCGCCGCCACGGTCTGGTTCGCCAGCGGATACTTCGCGACCTGCTGGTCGATCAGAGATGACCCGGGCATCGGGACGAAGTGCGCGAAGAAGTCGTCGAGGTCGAGGTCATCGCCGCCGGACAAAAGTCCATCGACAAAATTCAGGCTCTCCGTAATTGAAATTATTGGAAGGGCGCCGCCGGGAATCAGCGTTGCGATGCCACCTGTGAGAATCAGTGGGCAAATTTCGAACGATAATCGAAATGCGTCATAACCGGCGGATATGCCCATTTTAGTTTTTCAATCCGTTAATCGACACCGCGACATCGGCGCCGGCCTTGTTCTCGATGGTCACCACCGTGGGCGCGTAGCCGTCAAGACCTTTTGCACGGTCGACATATCGAGCGGTTTCGTTCGGCATTCTCTGCTTGCCGGCAAGGACAGCATCCTCTCGCCCCGGTCCTGAGTTATAGGCCGCGAGAACCTTCTGCGTGTCGCCGTGGTACTTTTGGACAAGCGAGGCGAGATATTTTCGCGCCACCGCCTCGTTCGTCGCCGGGTCCATAAGCTGCTGCGGAGTTGCACCGTACATCGCCCCGGTCCCCGGCATGATCTGGTAACGGCCGATCGCGCCCTTCGGGCTGACTGCTTGGTCGCCGCTCGCCTCGGATTTGCGGACCACGCCCATAAGCTGGTCCATCGTCATCGTGCCGCCGCCGATCCCGAAGATGCGGCCGAGTTGCCCGAGCGCGGTTTCCGTTCCGGCCGCCCGGCGCGCGCGCATCTCCCCTGACGTTTCGAGGCCCATACCGTGAAGCCGCGCCCATTTGGCGCGGTCTGCGACGTGCGCACCGCCCGTCCCGCCGCCGAACCATTGGACGAATCGCCATACCGTCGACGCGAGCTTCGAAAGCCCCTCGACGAACGATTCGACGTTCTTCTGAAACTCCGGCGTGCCAACGTAGCCGGCGAACTTCTCGAGCCCGACGTCGACCTTCTTGATCCAATCCCCGAGAGCCGGCGACGCCATGAAGCTGTGGATCGTCTTTTCCGCCGCGTCGGACAGCCGCGTCAGTCCCGGGGCGAGAGGGGAAAGTCCCCGAACGAACGTGTTGAAGATCGAGTTTCCGGCGTTCTGAAGCTGCGTCGTGAAGTCCTGCCAACCCTTCAGGACGTCTCCCGGAACGTTGTTTTTCCCGACGTTGGTCTGGTAGCCGCGGAGGAGCTGCTGAAACTCCTGCGGCGACGTGTTGCGGAGCCGTTCCAGGTCTTCCGGGGAGACGAACTGCCCCAAGCGGCGGGCACCGATGACCTGGCCGAATAGCACCGGGTTCGTCGTGTCGGCGATCCGCTTGAGGTTCTGCAGCAAGGCGACGGCGGTCTGCGCCGTATCGCCAGCCAAGTCTCCCTGCGTCAGCCCGGCGCCGAGGAGGCCGACCCGCTGGTTGACGTCGAACTTCGCTCCGGCGACGGCGGACAGGAACGACTCGGGGTCGACCAGCCGGCCGAAGTTCGCGCCGAAGGACTGCTGTGAGCCGTAGCCGAGGCCTAGGCCGAGCGATGATCGCCGCCCCGCCGCAGCGCCGTAGGCCATCCGATCAATGCCGAAGAGGCCTCCCAGCCCTAACAAACCCCCAACCACACCGGTCACCGCCCCGATGCGGAAGATCGACTGCGCGATCGAGCCGACCGTCCCCGCGACGTTCCGGGTGATTCGGTCGATTGCTGTCCACTTCACGACAGCGGCTTCGAGCGACGCCGGGACCTTCGCCGCCTCCGCCGCGAGTTGGCGCGTTACGGTCAACTGCTTGCGCGTCGACTCTGTGGTCTTCCCGATTGCAGCATTGACCATCGACCATTGGGCTGGCGCCTTCGCGAGCGCGGCCGTGTATTGGTCGTGCAGCTTTTTGAACGCCATGAACTTGGCATCGTTCAAATCCACATCGATGATCGATTTTACAGTCACGTCACGGCGCCTTCTTCATCAGGAGGGCGAGGAGCAGCCTATCACGCCACTCCGCCGCGGTCGCGTAGCGGAAGCCCTCGACGTCGCCGACGAACTCCGCGAAGCCCTCTCCGGCGGCGTAGCTTAAACTGGCACCGATACAGGTTTCCCGTCCACCATCGCATTCGCAGGTCCGGGCGCGGCGGGAGCAGGAGCAGGGGACTTCTCGCCAGAACTGACGATCCCGGTCGACGTCTTCAAGGAATCCGTGAACTCCGTAAAGCTCAACGGCGATATTTGAGCACCCGACGCATTTGCTGCGGCTATCAGTACCGCCTTGCGCTGCGCGAGAGGCAGCGTCGCCGAACCGACAATAAAAAAAACGATGGCGTTCTCGACCTCCGCCTTGTCCTCCGCCGTGATGAAATTGCGACCCACAGCAATGTCGAGCGGAACGCCCATCCAGCCATTGCCCTCTGGAACGGCAACGGTCGTCAATCTTATCATTTCGTCGATCACACCGTGCTTGACGCCGACCAGCCCGGATTGGGGATCGTCTTCCCAAATCTTCTGCTGTGTCGCGAGCATCTTGAGGATTCGCATCGCGAAGGGTGGTCCCCCAACAATGCCGAGTCCTTGCGTGAAAATCGTCGTGTAGGTCTGTCCGAGAATCATGAAGTACCGATCAACCACATCGGTCGATAACGGTATCGAGTGAACATGGGCGATCACCGGCTGATCCATTACCGGCTCGCCGTCTGCCATGACGATGGCGCCGGAGGCGTCGCGCCGCGGCACCTCCTCGCCGTAGATCGGCACAATGAGATTCAAGCGGCGGTCGATGCGCAAAGTAATGCCCCTGTTGACTACTTGACGACGATTTAATTCCAGATGGACGAATTTACCAAGTAGAACCCGCGGCAGGTCACAGCAAAAATCGGCGTGGTGCCGTTGAAGAGAAGGTCTCCGACGCTCTGGATCGACATGTTGTGCAGGTTGAACTGCGACAATCCAGTCGAAACGTCCGGCCAGACGGTTCCTGGGCCGAGCACTGCGTTTGCTTCGAACTGCGTCTTATAGGAATCGGATAGCGCCTGCGTCTTCAACAGGGCGATGACGACCGACACTGGAACGTATGGTTCGGGCGATTGCACGATACCCGACATCGTGCCGTGCTGCATCGACATCTCACCTTCGAGCCGAAGGTTAATACCTTCCTTGTCGAGATAAGGCGCCGTGACGTTCAGCGCAGAGAAGTTTGCCCAGACGACTGAGCCGCGAATCCGGTTCAAAACACCTTGCGCGACGAGGGGATTTCCTGGACCGGCCATGTTTCAGTTCCTCATCCCGCGAAGTTCGACACCACGACGTTGATAAGCACCGTCTGGAATCCCCGCAGCGGCGTGTAAATCACGGAGATGCCGTTGTAGCGCCCGAGCCCGTAATCGTTCGGGTTCTCGACCACGTAGCTCGCGAACGGATCAGCGTTGACCAGCGTGTTCGTGTTGTAGGTCCCGGCGTCGAGCGCGGCTTGGAAAGCAGGTGCGCTCAGTGTCGTTCCCTTGGTCGGATAGAGAACGAGGCCGTCGCCGATGCCGGTGTTCATCGTGTTGACGGCCGCTTGCTGCAGGACGTTGACGCCGGCTTGATTGTAATCGACCGGGTTTTGCGGATTGTTCGCGCCGTTGATGATCGCCGCGGTGACGGCTTGGGCGAGGTTTATCTGTACCCAGTCGATCGAATACCAGTACTTGAACGGATTCCCGTCCTTGGTGAATCCGCCCTGGACCAGCGTGTTCGAGATGCCGCCCTGCGCGCCGGTTCCGATCACGTTGATCGCCGCGCCGTTGAGCGTCGTCAGCAGTGCCGCGTTGCCCTGCAACGGGAACGGCGTCACCCCAACCACGAAGGCTTGGTTGAGTTGCGTCACCTTGTTCGTCGACGACGGGCTGTAGTTCAGCGTCACCCAGAAGACCGCCGCGAGGCTGAACTCGGTGACCGGGATTCCGCCCGACGTGTACTGGCTGGCAACGAGCGTGCCGAGCGTCGTCTCCGGTCCGGGGTTCGAGGCCACCGCGTAGACCAGCGTGCTTCCGGTCGTGCCGGGCAACGCCAGGAAGGTCCCGTTGTAGGCGGCCGGGATGCATCCCGAGATCGTGAAATACTGCCCCGGTAGGACGCCGTGAGCCGTTGTGGTCGTCGCGGTGACGTTGCCCGCCCCGGACCCGGCGCTGAAGGAAAGCGCTGTGAGAGCGTTCGCCGCCCACGCGCCGTAGGCCGGCGCCTCGATCAGCGGCACGCAGCACTTCTGGAGCGACGTGTAGAGGCCGTAGGTGGCAAGCGTCGTCGTGACGAAGAAGTAGAGTTTTGCCGTCGTGGCATTGAAGTTGCCGAGCATCGCCAGGAACGAGGCGTTGCCATCCCAGTAGCGAGGAACAAGAAAGGAATAGAACGTGCCGGGATTCGCCGCGATCCAAGCCGTCAGGAAGGTCACGCCGTCGGAGGCGTTGCCGGGCCCAAGCTCGAGGATGGAGACTGCCTGCGCGGAACCTTGGGCGAAGAACGTGGTCGCCATCGCGACGAGTTCGGCGACGTCTTCCTCGGTGTAAGTTCCGGGCGCGGTGTTGGCGCCGGGGTTCGACGGAACGACGTAAGCGAAGGACGACGTGCCGGTGATCTGGCAGAGGAACGTGCCGTTGTAGCCGGAAGGAGCCGCCGCCGCGATCGTCAGTTCGATCGTGTCGCCGATAGCAAAACCGTGCGGGGTCGCCGTGATCGCCGTGATCGTGCCGCCGGCGTAGGTCAGCGAAGAGATTGCCAGCGCGCCCTTGAGCAAGGACGCGAGCCCCGAATACTGCGTCAGCAGCGACATCGTCCCCGGGGACGTGTTCGTCGATCCTTGCGAGATGAAGGCACCCTGCTTTTGCAGCGTCGATGGCGCCGGCGCGATTTGTACGCTCACGCTTACGCTGACTATGGGATTTGTCATGGCGGCCTTCCCTTCGAGGGCGAATCAGAAGCCGCGGATCAGCGGTAGACCACCGTGAGCATCTGCCCCGCGCCGGGCTGGATGGCGATGCCGTTCTGAACGGGAATGCCGAGAGCAACCGTGGTCCCGCCGGCCGTGTCCGGAATCGGGCAGACCGCGTTCGCCGTGGTGCAGTTCGCCGTCGATGCCGAGTCGTAGATCGTGCCGACGCCGGTCCCGGCCGTGACCACGTTGATGCTGGCGAGCATTCTGCCGGATAGCGCAATCGGCTGGTTAACGTTGAGGGCGGTTTTCGTGCCGTCGGCAAAGTCGATGACCTGAATGGGACCTTGGGGCATAGCGGCAGTTCCTCTGTGTCAGAGCGCCGCCTCAAGGGCAGCGGTATAGGGACAGAGCCTTAGAACTTCCTCGGCGACCGCCGTGTCCCCTGCGTCGGCCGTTGCATCTCCGGCGATGATAATACGATGGCGGAAATTCCACCAGTGGCTTGATCGCGCGCCCCTGATTGCCCACTCCGTGATCGTCGCGACATCGAAAGGTCTCCCCGAATCGTCGTGCTTCTTCCACTCGGCGGAGATTTCGGCGATGGCGAGTTCAGCCGAATCGGTCACGAGATGCGTCTCCTCGAAGCGGTAGTTGTCCATCAGGTTGAGGTCGATCGAGCCTGAGAACGGAAGATCCCGGTCCTTGACGATGGCGATCGGGTGGATGTGAAAACCTCGCAGCACGACGTTGTCACCCTTCCTGAAATAGACCGTGCACGGATAGCCGGTCGTGCCGGTGCCCCAAAACATCAGTTTCGTAATCGGGTGCGCGTGCTGGTACGCCCACCAGGCGAGCGCGCGCCCAGGCAGCGGCGGAGGATACCGGTGCCAAGGGCGGAGCAGCGTCCGCGTCCCGCCGCAGACCACGGCCTTCTTGCCCCGCCGGAAGGCGCGCTCGATGGCCGCGAAGGCGCCCGTCGAGACCATGATGTCGGCATTGAGGAGAACGACCCGGTCACCCTCCCGGGCCGCCTCTATGGCCTCCCGGTGGCCGTCGCATAGGGTTTGGAAGACGAGGCCGGACGAGGTGGGCAGCGGGACGAGGGTCAGCGGATAGCCCCCCAGCGCCCTAGAGACGGCCTCTGGCGCGTCCGTCATCACGACGTACCGAATATCGACCGTCCCGCCCGTCTCGCGCTGAAGCTCGGCTATGGCCGCCCTGTGGCTGCGCAAAACGGGGCCGAGGAAGACCTTGACGTAATCCCCCCATGCCGGGACGGCTATGACCATCCGGCGCTTGATGCCGTGCTGGATCATTTTGGTCCTCTGTCGGCGGTTAAATGCGGGGCCGCGCCGTGAGGACGCGGCCCCATTTTTCTAAAATCCGGTGCCCTTAGCCTCGCCCAGCGAGCATAAGGCATTCGCCGCATTGAGAGCCGCCTGGGCAAACTTCATGGCGTCGTCAGGCCTCTCGGCCTTAGCCGCCTTGGCGATTAGTTCCTTCACTTCCGTTTTGGAGTCGCTCATCGGGTTCTATCTCCGAAAAAGGTCGGCGCTTGATTCAGGCTTTCAGCGGTGCGCCGACATTGACCACCGAAACTGGTAATCGCTCCACATTCCGCTTGAGCGCGTGCTCGTATCCCGGCGCCACCGGCCGCGGGCCCGGGCCGATGTCGAGGAGTGCGACGACCGGAGTCGGCGGCAATGATTCGATCGAAATCTCACCGAGCGGATCATCATTGACAAACGCCTTAGCGGCCCAATGCTCCGCTTCAATGCGCAACACGACGATCTCCCCTGGATAGACTTCCCGACTATTGCTGGCAAACCGCAAGAACCCATTCGACATCTCGAACCCGACGCCCTCCGGCATCGCGTAGGCCCGCGCCTCCTTGGCAAAGCCGGCGAACAGCATGAATCCGTTGACCTTGCGGAACCGCAGCCGGACCATGAAAACATCGGTCCCGTTTGCCGCGCGCCAGCGAAGACCGCCGAGCCCGAGGACCTCGACGCCGGACAGCGCCATCGTGTCCCGGACCAGTTTGGCATCGCCGTATCTGGTCGCGGCATCGGCGTTCTTGGGGTCGTCTTCGGGGATGCCGTAGAACTGGTCGTAAATCTTGACGAACGACCCGACCATGTCCGCCGGCGGGACGAACCGCCAGTCCGCCGCGGTGAGCCCGCGCGCCTGGTAGAACACGTTCGAAGCGGCATCGAACCACATTGCCCCGAGATAGGCGGGCGCGACGACGTTCGTCGGATCAGCGATGTCCATGACGGCAACCCCTTCGGCCACAATACCGTGGGCGGTTGCTACGTTCAAGGATAGGTGCTATCCGGCCCGCACCATGATCGCCACCGACCAGCAACGAAGCGCGGCCCTGTCGTTCAACGGCAGGACGCGGCGCTTTGAACGCCGAGATCGTGGTTCAAATCCATGCAGGGCCGCCAGCTACCCTACACCGACGACGCCAGCGCGGTAGGGCGCATCTGGGCGTAGCTCAGCTTGGTTAGAGTGCCTGACTTGGAATCAGGAGGTCGCTGGTTCAAATCCGGCCGCCCAGACCAAAACCACAATACGCCGGCGTAGCTCAGATGGTAGAGCAGGGTCCTTGTAAGGCTCAGGTCGCAGGTTCGAATCCGTGCCGCTGGCACCATCACTTTACAAAAGACGTTAGGACGACCCGATGTAAAAACTCGGGATTGCGCTGGTGATGTACTGCCGCGCGATGTCGTTTATGCGGTTCTGTAAATAACTCACCTTGAAAGTCACGGACTTCTTCATCGCAATGGTCCCGAGTTCGGCTTGCGTCCGTTTTTCGTCCTGCACCACCGGCATGTTCATAATTCCGAACGGCTCAAAGTCGGAACTGTACTGATAGACGGCATCGACAAAATCGAGCGCCCTGAAATTGCGCGTTCCCCACAGCGTGATCTTGACCGTTTCCGCGCAAAGCTGGACGTGCGTCGAGGTTGCCGGGTCAATCGTCGGTGCCGATGCCAGCGCCTCGGTCGACTCCGGCGGAATGTCGACCGTTCCGAACGGCGGCGGCTCGTTCTGCGGGGAGAGGAAAGACGGGAAGAGCGTGACCCCGAGCGTATTGAACCCGTAGACCGGGTTGCGGCCGTTGAGCGCCAGCCACGCCGGGAGGCTGTTCGAGACGATAACGTTCGTTGAGTCGAAGCCCGACAGATTGTCGATGATCTGCGTCTCCATATCGGGATAAACTGCAAATCCGACGTAATGGAAAAGATCGGCTTGCATGTAGAATGACGACCGGCTCGAGAACGCGAAACGTTTGCCTTCAAACTCGCCAATCCAGAGCGTGCCCGGCGCGATGGCCGAGAGATCGTTCACCGGCTCCTCGGCCGTGAAGACCATGCGTTCGGCGCCGTAATATTCCCCGGCCTCCTGGCGCAGGTCCGTCGCGTAGTGCAGCGAGCCCTTGGCGTTGAACGTCGGAGCGTCGGCTACCGTCTCGGGAAATTGGTCCGGCCGCACCTTGTTAACGAGGGCCGAGTTGGCGAGTGCGGACCGGCTGACGATTGCAGCATTCACAAAGAAAACGTAGCCATCGAGGGGAAGAACAAGACGGATATATTTGGTGAACGTGATTTCTTGGACGCGCGATAAGGCCTCGACGCCAGCAGCCAAGTCGGCCGCCATAGGGTTCTTCGCGGTGAGGGCTTCCTGTGCGCCGGCCATTATGCGTTCCTCTTGGCGATATTTGCTTTTCGCGTTACCCAACCCTTTTTGGCATTTCCCGAATAGTCCTGCTCTAACCGACGGCGCTCCATCTCACGCTCTCTCCATTCCGGATCAGCCCACCTCTCCCTCATCAAAGCTTTCGATTCCTCGGAATGATTAAACCCGAGCGTATGAGTATTCCCCATCATCGTTTTGGATACGGCGGCCTTGAATGCTTCCGATCTGGGGCTCGTGTTTCGGTACCGGAGGCGATCTGGCCGAAGCATCTTCGCCCGAAACGTTTCGTCTTGCCACGCCTCGATCGCCTTGACTCGTCGATTAGCGCGAAACTCCTTCGATCTCTTAACACCGGACGGCCCTCCATGGCCCCCGTGGCCGCAGTTCACGAGTGGTCCACCTTCCGATTCGATGCCAATAGCCCATGTGAGAAGTTTTTCGAGCGCATAGGCTTCGCGGTCTGTTAACCCACGAGCGACGACAGCGACGGGCAACTTTCCACCAGCTTGTTTCAGAACTGCGCCATAGTGCGGGTTTGATTGCGCACGCGCAGCGTGGCGGCCTAGACGTTCGCCAGAGCCTTTGCCGACATAAAGCGGGACGCCATTCGGCCGAAAGACGATGTAGACGTAGGCTAATCGACCCATGCGGTCATACTAGCCAAATATAATCCAGTGTCCACGAAACTCGGGCGCCGGACGCCGGTCCGCGGGTTTTTGAAACGGTGGCTGATCCCTTCGATCGCGGCCTGCGTCGGCACGCCGGGGAAACCGATCTTCTCCATCTCGCTGTTCGCCAAGAACTGCTTCATCCGATTTTCAATCGACGACGTCGCCGAGCCGAACGGGTTGAGGTTCAGCGGCGCGCCCATGAGATAGCTTTCGACCGCGCCTCGCATCGAGTCGGTCACGTCGTTCGCCACGTCCTGCTCGTGTTCGCGGTAGAAAATCTCGAAGATGTGGTACTTCGCTTCGAGGATTTCCGCGACGTCGCCCGTCGTGATGTTCTGATACTTCGCCGCCCACCGCTTATGAATCTTCGCGCGCGGCTTCTTCGGGACGCGCTTCGGAGCCTTGCGCTGTGGTCCCGTCGGCTGCGGAGGTTGGTACAAAATGTCCTGGACACCTAAATGCAAAATCATTTGACGGGCTTCACATATTTCCAATGAAATTTATAAGCCGATTTTTGACGGCCACGGCAGGCTGCGACAATAGCACATGGCTCCGCTTTGCGCGATGACCCGTTTGCCTTCAACCACGCTATCGCGGCCCTCACAGTCGGAAAGATCGTTCCCGTTTCGATGCAGATCACTTTTTTCGCCATTGGATGATCACCTCCATGATAGGTCGGCGGTCTATTGCCACCTTTAAGGGAGATCTGGCGTTTTAGTTCTCTATATTCCGGCTTACTGAATGCCAATTTCATTGATTTAATTCGACGCGTCTCAATTTCCGGGTCAGCACGAACACGTTCAATAGCCGCTTGCTTTTTTGGCAAAACATCAGGGCGACGTGCAACGGTTGCCATGAGAACGTCAAACCGCTCTTTGTATTCCGGGTCCTGATACCTGAGGCTTATCGTTTTGCTGCGCCGCCGCTTTACCTCTGGTAACAAATTGGTTGCTCTTAGAGTAGCAGCACGCTGTTTAATCATCTCTGGCGTCAAAGGAACTCCTTCTCCGCCCTCAGTTAGATTTATGAGCCGAATACCAGCTCTCTGAAGCGATGAGATCCACTCCCGCTCAATAGCGAACGCTTCAGTTTCCGTTTCAGCGTAAATTAGACTGACTTGGATAGTCGAGACCCCATATTCGCGCATGATCTCGCGATGGCGCGGTGAACGGTGCTTGGGGGAGAAGTCCCAAGCACGGCGCCCTTTGCCCTTTCCGACATAAAAGATTGAGCCGTCTGGACGCGCGTGCAGATAGCCGTAATAAATCAGCCCCATAGGCCAATTATAGCGCGATTCGGTCAATTACTCCGAGGTGAAGTATGGGCATCGCTACCCGCCTATTGGTAGACGACAGAAACGCATTGCCCCGAGCCCGGGACGACCGTAATGCCGGTCTGGCAGGGGAACGAGATGTTAATCGGACCAACCGTATTCGGCAGCGTCGCGATGAGACTGCCGGTCCCGTTTCCGCCTGTGGTTGGCGAGTCATAGATGGCGCCAGCGGTCGACCCAGCGACCGTGACGTTCACCGTTAGAACCCCTCCTGCCGAGGTCTTTAGGACCATCGGCTGGTTGATGTTGAGCTGCGTATTGACGAGTCCGGCGCTGCCGAATGATGTCGCGGTCATAGCGGTTCCTTAACTGATGCCGAACGTCGATGGTCCGTAACTTTGGGCCAGCGAAAGGTACTGCCGACCCCACGGGTCTTTCAAGGCTTGAAGGTTGGCAAGGGTAAAGTTCTTCGCCGCATCTTGGACGACCAGCGACATCGAAGTCGATTCGTCGGCCGTCGATTGAACAACGCCTGAGACAAAGGCGTTGATCTGCCATTGCAGCCGAGAATAGGCGAAGAACGGAAGCCCCTTCGGGTATCGGTCGCTCACACTACCAGGGATGATAGCCGCGTTCGGTAGGTCTTGCGCGTAGGACAGCAGGTTCGATCCTGCGAGATTGTAGACCGCCAGCGAGTAGATCGAAAACCCGCCAGTATTAAGTTGGACGCCCGCCGCATCGGTGTTCGGGATAGGGATGCACCATAGCTGCTGGTTAACGATTCCCATCGCAACGGAAAGCGCAAACGGGATGACCGGCGAGCTCGACGGTAGGACCGTCGTGCTGATCTGCATCGTGTTGACGATGAAATCCTGAAAACCAGCGAGCGTCGGCTGCGGGGCCGTCATCGCTCACCGAATCTTGCGCGGACGGCCGCCCTTGTTCTTCGGCGGGGCGGCGGCGCCGGCCTCGACGCGGTAGCCCTCCGCGATGGTCTTCTCCCCGGCGTCGCTCTGTTCCTGCTGCTCGAATGTGATGATCGTCTTGTCGGCCGGCTCGTCCGGGATTCCCTTTTCGAGGAATTGGCTTGCAACCGCGCTTTGGACCATCTCATTCGTCGCTACAGCAGCCTTCTTGCGACGTTCAATGCCTTCAGCGGTTTGCAGCTCCGCGTTTGTATCACGGACGCTTTCCATCACCTTCGTCGGGACCGGGTTGACGATATTGAATACCAGCGTCGCAACTCTGTGCTGCCGCGGCGCATCAAGCGCGCCAATCAGGCCATAGGGCTTGAGTTGCTCGACGATGTCCTCGATCTGGCGCATGTGCATGTCGCCGCCGATCATGACCTGTCGACCAGGCGGAATCGGCTGCTGCTTCGCGGGCTCAAATCGGCGATTGGTGTCTTTCAGCTCGCCGTCTTTGCCGTAGTCCAGCCGATAGCAAACGATCTGCTCTTGCCGCGAGACGTTCGAAATGTACAGCTTCGCCATGGTGTTTTCGTTTCCCTGTTGAAAAAGCGACCCCTGCACGCCTCGGGGGAGTGGGCTATCTAGAATCGCCCACTCCCCTCCGGCTTTAGTTTGCGGCGGGGTTTATTGGTACTGGGCACTCAAAATCGTGAGCGCAGCCGAACGTACTGCCCAGCCTGAACTTATTCTCCATTCCTGCAGGAAGTCCGTCGCGCCGCCGGCCATCGGCGATACGATCTCACGCGGGGCTGCCATGTCGCAATATTGCGTCAGGCAAACCTTCGAGCCGGGAAGCAGGCTGGCGAAGATGTTCGTGTTGACCGGCTGGTCGCCCTTCGGCTTGTCGACCTCGGGCATACAGATGATGATCGCGTCCGTCCCGCCAGCGCCGGCGCCGATCAGCGTATCGTCGTAGGCCCAGATCAGTGTGTCGCCGTTCGCCATCAAGATTTCCTTGATGGTTCCGGCGGTCGACGTCGTGCCGGCGCCCGGGCGCTGATACTGGACAAGCTGGACGATGTTGTACTCGAACAAGCCGAGCGTACGCTGCGGCCCAAGGATCGTGATCTTCTTGCCGAGACCAAGCTGGTAGGTCCGCGACTTGATATTCAAAACGAGCTGCGCAATCAGGAAGGCAAACTGCCCGTTGTCGTAGGTCACGACCGTCGAGTTACCAAACGTGTCCGGCGGCAGGTTGATGGCGGTCGCGCCCGGCGCGTTGATAATACCTTCGCCGTTCTGCGGGTTCATGCCGAAAAGGCAAGCGTCGCGGGCGAGCTGGTAGTTCGCTTGCCGGCCACCGAGACGGTAGGCCTCCGGCACCGCGAAGCCCCACCGGGAGCCGGCGGCGACGTCGTGGTGATTGTACTGGTTGCGGACCTGAAGCAGATAGGTCGGAGCCGAGATCATCGAGGTCGCGATGTCGACGCCCGGAAGTTCCTGCGAGCCGGCGGTATTGGCCGCTATCTTCGACCGGAAGTTCATCTGCTTCATGTAGACGATCAGATCGTCCTCCGAGAGCCGAACCCGCATCTGACCTTCAGCGAGGAGGTCGATGAACCCCGACGCTTGGCTGTACTGGATGAGAAACTCCGGCTCGATGAACGAGGGGTTCAATGTGACATACGCGTGGGCCTGGATCACTTTTCATTCTCCTCGTTTTGATCGCGAGACTTTCGCGTTTTCAGTTTTCCGAATCAGATCTGGATAAGGGCACACGCCCCCGAAAAGTTGTACGTCGCAAACCCCGTCGTCGCGTTGTAGACGACCGTCTCCGAGTTCGATGGGTTGATGTCGAGGACATTGACCGGAAGGGCTGCGCTTGCGACGCCGCCGACCGTGGCGTTGCCGCCGGTGATGGTCGCCGCGCCGGCAGCAACCGGACCCTGCAAAGTGACCACGGAACCGACAACGGTCAGAACCGTCCAGGTGCCGTCGAGCGTGGCAAAAGCGCCGGTGCCGGTGAGCGATGCAAGAGTGAGCGAGTCGCCGGGGCTGAAGGTCGGAGCGACCGCCATCGTCAGCGTGATCACGCCGGTGGCGGAGACGTAGGTGCCGGACGAGATCACCAGCGTTCCGAGTTCGGGGACAAGAAGCTGGTTCGTGAAATCCCATGCGACCGCCGGCTGGTAGGTCGTGCCGCCGCGGAGTGAAACCAAGCCGGGGTCGCAGGCAACAACGATACGCGCCAGCGAACCGAGCGGATAGTAGTTGACCTGCATCCCGGAGCCCGCGAGGGGGACCGGAGACTGCGGCGACGTGATCATGCCATAGGCTTCGTCGGTGACCGAGAAGCCGGCGAGTTTGAACGTGCCCGTCAGCGCCGTCGCGCGGCCGACGATGGGCCCGAGCGATCCGCTCGGGGAACCAGGAACGCCTTGAGTGCCGGGATAGCCGCCGCCGGGGACGTTGGCATAGACACCGACACCGCCCCACATCGGAAGCGTTTCGGTCGTCGCCAGAAGCGCACCGCGAAGGCGGTAGCGCGTGGAAGGATCGGGCATAGCCGTGCCCTGCCGATAGCCGCTGGACTGAACGTTGAAAAGCCCAGTATTGCCGCCGCTCTGGACGTAGGGCTGGAAGGTGACGGACGCGACCATCTGGTTCTCCTAAAGTGTTCTCTAGCCTTCGGGACCCTGTTGAGCGGATGTCAGTTCTTGCCGAGGTTCTCGTGAAGAAACTTGCCTTCGCCCCGTAGTTGGATCGGCCCGGCAAAGTCGTTCATCCAAGTCCTCGGCTGGCCCACGAACTCGCGGATCGTGTGGCCATCGTTCTTGCGCTCGATCATCCGGAGCTTGTCGCCGGCGACGTTGGCTGGGTCGCGCGCGGCCCTCGCGGCATCGGTGAGGACCTGTTTCTCGACCACGGCGAACATCGCTTCGTCTGCGTAGGCGGCCGTGGCGATGTCGACGTCCTTCCAGGTCGCGCTGTGCGGCTTGAGCAGCTTGACCACCCGGCGCCGGAACTGCGCGGAGGTCTCGCCCGGCATGGCGCGGGGACCGTTCATGCCGAGCGCCCGGCAGGCGTCGTCCGCGATCGCCCAAGCGTCGGCGAGGCGGGAATGGTCGTCGTCCGGGATCGGGGTGATCTTCGCGTCGGTCGCCTTGACGGCGCGCTCGACGGCGGCGATCCGATCACCCAGCCCAGCGGAGTCGGTTTTCGCCTTGTCCTCTTCGTCTTTCTTGGCGGCATCGGCCTTCTTTTTTTCCTCCTCCTCCTTGTCGGCCGCGTCCTTCTTCGCCTTATCGGCGGCGGTCTTTTCGGCCTCTTTGTCGGGGAACTCGTCCTTCTTGGCCGCGTCGGCTTTTTTCTTCTCCTCGTCCATCGCGTCCATCCGGGCGTCGACCCGCTTCACGGCGTCCATGCAACCGGTGACGGCGTCAAGAACGTGGGAGAGCTTTTCGTCGAGGGACTTTCCGGCGTCCGCGTCCTTGCGGGCGGCGTCTTCCTTGGCCTTCTTCTCGGCCTCTTCGGCATCCTTTTTGGCTGCATCGGCCTTCGCGGCGTCTTCCTTGGCTTTCTTTTCCTTCTCGTCTTCGTCAGCCATCGCTGTGTCCTCTCGTGATTCGGAACGAATGCCGCTCGGGTCGCCGCCCTTGTCCCAGACGCCCAACTCGCAGATCGCGACGTGGTCGACGAGACTCGGTTTGCCTTCGATGAGAACCTTCGAACCGTCCTCCATGCGCAGACTTCGATTGACCTTGAAGTCCTTGAAGTTCACGCCGGGGGAAGTGGAAAGGTTCTCCTCGTCTAAAAGCCGGTTGGTTTCATCGTCGTAGATTTTGGCGATGCCCCAGACCTCATCGCCGGCAACATACGGCAAAAAAATGGTCCCCACAATACGATTAGCAAACTCCTCGCTGTTCAGGAGCGCCTTGGCGGGGTGTTTGAAGATAACCGGCAGGCCGTTGCAGCGGGCCAGTGCGTCGGGATTGATGTGGTCGGTAGGGTCGCGAAAGACGAACTCGTTGACCTTCGGCCGATACGAAGCGCCCGTCCCGGTGATGCGAATCGCCCACAAAGTGACGTTCTCGTAGCGTTGCGGCGACGTCAGCCGACCTTCGGAAATGGCGCGCGCGACGGCGAGTTCGTCCATCGACAGACGGTCGAGCGCGATGCGACACCCCGGATGCAGCGGCTCGGGCGGCGCCGTGATCGGCGACCAGGCGTAGCCGTCGTGCTCGTCGTTGAGCTCCGGGACAAACTCGTTCGTCACTTTTTGCAGGAACGTCGTGTAATCCACATCGACCGGCATCGCCGGAATGATCGAAGGGGCCGTCGGCGCGCCGCCGTCAACAGGGTTGCCAAGCGGCGACGCGCCGGGACCAGCCACGCCTTGCAGCGCGGAGCCGGATCGGGTTCGGGTGTGCAGTATTCGGATGCCGTCAGGGACGTGGCCGATCTCCTCGCGGGTCTCGCGGATGGCGGTCTGTTCGGCCGTCTCTTCGCCTTCTTGGCCGCCGCCGGGGAAATCCCAGCACGCCGCACAATCGGGTGCGCTCGCGGTCCGGCGCAGGAAGAGCGCGTTGCCGTTCATCGAAACGAAAAGGATTCCGGCGGCTTTCATTCGTCTTCTTCCGGCGGGTCAGCATAGGCACCGGGCTGGCACGTCTCCCAGCCGCCGTCGTGATGGTCGCCGTGGCAGTTGTCGTACCATGCCCGATTGCCTTCACACTTCGGGCATTGATGAAGATTCCGGCGATTGCCTTCTCCGAGCGCCGCAATATCAGCGTCGCCGCGCAGAAAATCCTGACAGAGCTGACGACCGATGGTAAACCGTTCGCCGCGGGTCATTTTTTATTAACCCCGCTCCAGGCCATCGGTCCGTTGCCCAGATTCGTAAGGTCCCGATCTCTCCCGGCTTCGCGTTCCTTTTTTCTCGCCGCCAGCCGTTCAGCGACGCCTTTGCCTTTCGCACGCGCGGCCGCTTCTCGGGCTTCTTCTGACCACTCGTCCACCGCCGTTATTTTCTCGACATCGCCGTGCCCGACACCGCCAATCACCCGTCGGTCATCGCAGTGCGCCCCGAGCCGCGCGGTCATCTTGTCGATGCTGTCGCACATCGAGCAGACCGCGTCGATGACGGTATTCAGGCCAGCGGGGATAGTGTCGCCGCGAGATTTTGAAAGTGCGGCCGCAACGGCTTGGCTTTGCGGGTGGCCGCTTTCGACCATTTCCTTGATGTTGTGGCTGATCGTTTCGCGGGATGAACCCGATTCGAGCGGCATGGTCCCCAACCCTCTGGAACTTAAAAGGTGGTATGATGGTTCCTTACCACAGGATTACGGGAGCGACAAAATATGCTCGCGCTCTCCCTCCGAAGGAGGAAACCATGTTTGGACAAGTCGTTCGAGCGTTGATCTACATCTGCTTCGTCGCGCTCGCGTTCTATCTCATCCTTTGGGTGCTAACGACCATCGGCCTTGTTCTCCCGGGCATGGTCATCGTCATCCTCAAGGTGATCTTCGTGCTGGTCGTCATCCTGATCCTCTACCAGCTCTTTTGGCCCTCACTATCGGGTTACAACTGGTGGGGTCGGGGCCCGAACCCTCCCGGCCCATGAAACGCGCCCTCCGAATCGGCGGCACCATCTTGCTTTTGGTGGTGCTGCTTTGCGTCACGGCGGGCGTTTTCTACGTGATCTTGGTCAACGATTCGTTCGAATCGTCTGGTCGCTGCAATGCCATGACCGGCCATCAGCACGACCTATGCGAAGACTTCCAGCGCAACCACCAGAGCCAGGTCCGGCCCATCCCGCCCGACCGCGAGCCGTTGCCCAACATCGCTGCCCCGGAGAAATAGGAGGCCATCGTGTCGAAGAAAAAGCCGAAGGTGAAGATCAAGAAGGTCGCGCTCGAGCCTACCGCCATGCTTCAGGTCAAACTGCCGCCCGACCACGTTCCGATGATCGTCCACGATCCCGAGAGGGGCGTCGTCGAGATCGCGCCGGCGAAACCGAGTTGGTGGAAGACCTTCTTCGGCCCGGCGACCTAAGCCCGCGGCGATTCCCGCCCGGTGATCGCCTCGTAGTGCATCTCGTGCGCGTCCGCGACGACCTCCGCGATCCGGGTCTCGTCCTGCTGAATCGTCCAGAACCCGTCGGCGTCCCGCGTGAAACTGCACCAACCGACCAGATCCAGGCTGATCGGAACGAACATCGACGACGGGAACTCGCCTTCCGTCCGGCCCATCTTGAACCCGGCCTTGCGGAGCCGCGCGACGAGGCGCGGCGCGACGAGCGCCTGAAGCTCTTGGTCGGTGAGGCGGAGTTCGATCACTTCACGGTGGAGAGAATCGTCACGCTGCCGAGCACTTGAGGCGCGACCGAGATCGCGACCGCGAGCGTCGCGCCGTAGGACACGCCGCCGACGAGGCAGGCCAAGGTGACCGTGTCGGTCGAGTTCGCGTCGCCCGGCAGGGTCGTCAGGACCGCCGTGGTGCCGTCCGAAGATGGTGTCAGCGTGTCGATGCCCGGGGCGCTCGGGGCGTTCGTCCAGACGGGAGGCGAATCGAACGCCACCGGCGTGATCATCGGATTCCCCTGAGTATCGAGTTGGCCGATCGCCATGTCGATCTCGTGGCCGGCGGTGACTTGAACCATGATGCAAATCCTTTTGTGCGGGTGAAGCTCGTGCACGTACCCGTCGACGAACAGGAAGACGTGGCGCCTTCGATGCCAGCGATGGTAGTCCAAGACGCGGCGCCACTCAAACACGGATTTTCTCCAGCGCCCCGATGATCGCCTGCGCGGCGGGATGCAGCGGCGGCTTCCCGAACACGGTGAACTGCTGCTTGAAATTCCGCAAGTGGGCCGGCTGGACCCGGCGCGTCCCGTCCATCGTCACCGCCTCGACGCTGGTCAAAGGCTTGCCGTGCGGGTGATGCTTGTCGAACGGCGAAAGCTCCGCCACCACGAACGGCCGGTCCCGGAAATAGGCGATCTCGTGGTCGTCGTAGTTCGCCAGCATCCCGTCATCGATGGTCCCGCCGAACTTCAATTCCCGGTCCTTGACGATGAACATCGGCGTCAGGTGGAAGCAGTGCATCGAGACGTCCCGGTCTTGGTCGTCGTGCTGGAAGAACATCTGCGTCGGCTGCTGCGCGGCCCCGGTTCCCCACAGCATATCGTCGGTCAGGTGATGCCGATGCGACCAGCACCACCGCGCTAGGACATCCGCAGTCACGCCTATCGGGCAGACGTTGCCGTCGATCAGCGTCCGGATTCCCACCGAGACGCCGACCTTGACCTTCCCCCGCAGCGCCGCGTCGACGACCCGCATGGTCTCGATCGACACAACGGTGTCGGAGTTCAGGAGGACGAGAAGCGCCCCTGATGGCGTCCGCTCAATTGCTTCCCGGTGCGCGCGCTCGAACGCGACCCAGTCCCCGAGGTTGCCCGCCCCTATGCCCCGCTGAACCGGGCGGAAGTCGATCCGCAGGCCGGGGACCGATCTCCGAAACAGCGTGCGCTCGTCGGTGTGGACGATGAACGTTGCCCGGACATCACGGTCCCAAGCCAGCAGCGACGCCCAGATCGCCGGTAGCGTGTAGCGGGTCGCCATCTCGACGTAGTGGCGACCCCACGCTGGAATCGAGATGAAAACCTCGCGCATTCACGCTTCTTCTCGAACGCCTTCGACGGTCGCAGAGCCATGAACGGTTGCCCAGGTGCCTTTCTTACCGCGCCAACTTGAAACCATCGGCCGGTTCGATTTCATCACGTAGAAGCCGACAGCGACGGCCACCATGTGCTCAAACGCCTCATCCGAAATTGCGATGGATTGTGGCGTCTCACAGCCGCCTTCGTGGAAAGTGATTTTGGCAACCGTCTCGGGCATCCCAATAGGCCCGCGCTTTGATCGATGGGCCGAGACACGGAGATTATGCGGGCGCCCCGGCAGGCCGTAGTATTTTGTCTCGGTGATCTTCGACTGATAGCGAAATTCAAAGCCGGCATCGAGCAGCATTTTTCCAGCTCGCTCGCAGGCGTCAAAAATATTAACACGTTTTTTGGCTTTTGCTTTCATCGGAAAACAACCCCATAGCCCATCTTCGACCCCGGCGTGATGATTTCGCGGGTCTTGAACTCCGGCCGCAGGATCGCCTTCAGGTCGTGCCAGAACCGCCCGACCTCGTTCGGCAGGCCGCTCGATTTCCATCCTGGAGGCGCGTCAATATCGTGCACGGCCACGACCTTCCCGAACGTCTGATAATCGGTCCAGTCCGAGATCACGCCGCCGTAGGTGTGGTCGCCGTCGATCAGGACGAGGTCGAACGGCGCGTTTGCCTTCGCCGCCCACAGTGCGGACGTTTCCCGCGATGATTCATAGAGCAAGGCCGTCCGCTGGCCCATGTTGCGCAGTTCGATAAGCGTCGCAGCCATCCGGCCCATCGTCTCCGCGTTCTCCGGCAGGTCGATCGACATCCCGAACGCGCCCGGCCGCAGGTTCGCCATCACCGCGAAAAACGAATCCCCGTTGCGGCTCCCGATTTCGAGATACCGCCGAACGTCGAGTTCAACCGCGAGATTGACGAAGGCTTTGAGTTCTTCGAGGTCTTGGTGCTTGTTCGTGTCGCGGAGTCTCATCAGAGCATTCGCGCGTCGATTGCTCGGCGCGTCCAATCTTCCGGTGCTTTGTGTTCGGATAATTCTCGCTCGAATTGCGAGTTGTCGTCGCTCTTGTGGACTTGCACGATAGGGATGTAGGCGGTGAACCGAACGGCGCCCTCGGTAATGCCCTCCCATACGCGGGCTTTCGTCATTCCAGGATGGCCGACAGCTTTGACGTCGACGATTCGATCAGTGCTGACGATAGAGGCTTTCATAGTTTCAGTCTCCCTGTTGATTCCCAGACTTTAGGCGGCTGGTGGCGCCCCGTAAATCCGCGCGTAGTCCCGCTTCAGCCCGTCCACCATTTTCTGCAGCCGATACCGCTCCGCCTCGGGGCCGATCTTCGGGGCGATTTCTGGTCCTGCCGAATCGGCGCGGGCGTGGCTCTTCTCCGGCCCCGTATAGGCCAGCCACGATTTGCGCGTCCCGTCGAAGTGGTCGCTCATAGCAAGCCGGCCGACGCGCCGTCTCCCCACTTCGCATATTCGGAAACGAAAACCGGCTGCTCCGCGAACCAGCGTTTTATAATCCTGCCGACTCGAAGTTTCAGCTTCGTCGTTTCCTTCATCGGCCCCTTGGGCTTGTTCTTCTGGACGGCACTGATCTTGGCGCAGGTCTGAGGCGATAGTTTTCGGCCGGTGAGCGCAGCACTGATTCTTGCACTCTTTTGGGCGCTTCGAACCGGATCATTTCGTAGTTTTTCAGCCGCTATCTTTAGCGATGCACATTCCTCTGCCGAACGTTTTCTGCCCCGATGGCCATCGCCGATTGCCATTCGTTGCAATGCGCTCATTGGTCCGAGCGGAACGTTCTTTTTAGCCGCGCTGACGGCGGCGCAATGTGCCGGGGTTTTCGGAACGTTTTTCAGTTTGGCGCTGATCTTGGCCGCCGTCTCCCTGGTAGGGACGATACCCTTTCTAGATACGCTCATTTGCTTGCGCTGCGCGGGCGTTCGTCGATGTCCAACAACGCCATCCCCACCGGCCGTCAGATTAAGCAGTGGCCCCGTTCCCAGATCGCGACGGCCAATCGCGGCAATAAGCGCAATCTCGATTTCAAACGCTTCCGCCTCAGTCAAGTTTTCGCGGAGTTTTATGATCGGTATACTGCCACCTGCCTTTCTCACAACTCCGGCAAGCCGCTTGTTATGACTTTTCGTGAGATGATGCAGCCACCGGCCCCCTTTCCCTTTCCCGACATAGCAAGGGATGCCGTTTGGATAGAAGGCCACGTAGATGTAGTGGATTAGGAGGTCGGTCATGCGCTCATTTTCTCTCGAACTTCTCGAAGCGCATTCTTGCCTTTTACCGTCACCATGTCATCAGGTAAATCTCTGATATTGTACACATATTTATAACTGCAACGGCAAAATGGCTCCTGAGCGGGAGCGGTGCTTTCATCGACGTAGCCAGCCTTCCCCTTTTTGACGAGGCCGGCCACATGAGCCCAACAATCGCGGATGAGAAAGAATTTTCCGTCGCGTTCTTTGTGATCTTCCCGATAATCATATCCTGCTTGGCGCCACCTGCTCGACCATTGCCCAGCGATGGCACCTCCGTCAGCGGCGATTATGTCGTTTATCGACGCGATAAGTTTATGGCCCTGGTCCGTCAAAAGTCGGCGTTCGGTGAAGGGCAAAGACGCGAGCGACTTTCGCACATTGGCCTTAACCTCGGCCTTCGTCTCCCCCGACACGCCGCCCTTCGGGATCGACGTCGACCAGCCCTGAAACCGTTGCAGGGTCTTGTCGATTGCCTGGGCCCGGTTGAGCTTGATGAGGTTCGCGGACGCCAGGATACGGCGGTCGAGTTCCCCGCGCAGCGCCGGCCGGAGCTTCTCCAGCGTGAACCGCTCGATCCCGGGGTTGTAGCGGAGCGCCCCGCCTTGATCGACCATCCGGCGGTAGATGGCGGCTAGGCCGTCGCGGAGTTGCTGTTCGAGCGAGGCGGCGGAGATCAGCGACGTTTCGGCGGCAAGGCGTAGTTTACGCATCCAACCTTCAACACGCTCTGCGCTGTCATATCCCGATTCCGCGATGTCCGCGATTGCAGCGGCTAGGACTTCCTGAAAGGTCTGTGGCTTGGGCATTTAGATCATGCCCTACATCGTGCGTTTCGGATCGGGCGCAATGTCACCCATGTCCCAATCCGCAAGCTTAATCCATTCATGCCATTCGCAGCCTTCCGGGTCTTCGGGATAGGTGTTGCCGCGCTTGTGGTAGAACGAAGCCGTCACCCGGCCGTCGGCATGAACGTAGTGCAGGCCGATGCCGGAGACGTGCCCGCAGTTACAGCGAATTATGGGCTTCAACGGATGCCCGTCGCTGTCGATGGTTTTCCACCATCCCGGTTTGCCAACAACCGGAAAATCTTTGTAGACGGAATCGCCCTCGGGCAATCGCGGAATCACAAGCGGAGCATCGGGGCTGCTCATCCAATATTCCGATCCCAATACGCATTGACTTGGTCTTTGGTCATGACGCCGGAACCATCGCAATGCCTACAATCCGGGTATCTGTACCCGCCGCCATTGACCCAGCCGACGCCGCCGCAGGCCTCACAGCGCAGCATATCTTCCGGGTCGATTTCCGGCGCCGGAATCCCCGCGACGGCAGTAGCGGCGAGCGTGGGCCATGGCAACCCCGCGACGGCCGCCGCGGCGGATGCGATCATATTTCCGAGAAAGGTTCTTCGCAGCATATCATGCCCCTAGGTCAGATTTGGTCGTAGCTTCCGTCCAAAGGCGTTCGTGCAATTTCATGCGCTCGTCCAGATTGGTTCGCTCCGCAAATTCACGGCCTTCCCTCTCGGCGGTCGCGCAAGGAGTGCAATCGCCGTCAACGAGAAGCGTCCCGCAGCATTCGCAAATTGTGGCCTTCAGTACAGCCATGGCGACTTCCCCTTCGAATCTTTAATGGCGTCGACTTTTTCTAAAGTGCTTTTTATCTGATCGCGACGTCTTTCGAGAATTGGGCGAATTTCTCCTAGATCATCTGGCCACGGAACATTTTCAAGGATAACCATCGACGCCTTGAGTGCGCTTCGCATCTCATCCCAAATAGCTAGCCGCTTACGGTCTAATTCGTCCGTCATGGGCTTTTCCCTTTCGGCCTATAAATCGGCCCCTCCGCCTCGGCGAACAGGACCGCCCAGCCTTTAAGCGTCAAGAGCCATTGGCCCTTCTCGTGTCGGATATAGCCGTCGACCGCGAGCTTGTGGACGCGCTCTGCCCTTAGAGCGATGTCCCGGCTTTCGCCGTTGCCGGGCGTGGTCACGATTCCTGCCGCGACAGAAACTCTTGCTCGGCCATCATCTGGTCGTAGCTTTCCAGCGCCTGCTGCTCGTAGTGTTCCGATTCTTCGTGCTCATGACGGCGCCGCTCTTGCTGGCGCTGTTCGATCCGGCGCTCCTCTTCAAGGCGGTCAAACTCGTAGCGATATTCGCGCCGATAGGTCTCGTTGCCTTCATCACAGTCGAAAGGACCGTGCGGCGTAAAACCGGCGCTATACGGCAGGTCGCGCTCAGCATCGCGGCGTGCCCGTTGCCGCGCCTCGTAATCGTCTGGGCAGTCCCATCGGTGACTCATAATTGGCTTCCCCTGTTGACCTGGGATTTTTAGCCCATTCAATGGCTAAAGTCTAGTTCGACGGCGCCAGGGCCTTAATGTGGCCGTTCGGCTTGGGCAATCCGGCCGGGTTCTGGCTCATCATCGTCACGAGGTCGTCGAGTTCCGCGTCGTCGAGCTTGCGCATGACCCGCCGGCGAACTGAACGCGCCGTCGCCGAATCGGTTGCCGCGAACGGCTTCGGTTCGTTCGGCTCCGCGGCCGGGACCGGCGGTTCGTAGTTCTTCAGCGCCTCCAAGTCGAGAATCATCGGCTCCTGGAACATCAGCTTGTTCTGGTTGATGTTGTCCTGCGCCCACCCGATCAGCGTCGCCTTGTTCTCCGGGTCGAGCATCGGGCCGAAAACCTCGACCGTCGCAATGATCGCCTTCAGCTTGACGTCGTCGGTCTTGACCTTCTCCGAATCGGGCTCGGTCAGCAGGTTCGGCCATTTCGCCGTGAACGACTGGGACCACTGATAAAACGCATCCTCGTAGCGCATCGACCCGTAGGCCTCGGGGTATTTCCTCTGAATTGTCTTGTAGAAGTCTTTGTTCCAGGCCCTGCGCATCGTGATGCCGTCCATGAACGAATAGACCGGCTGGATGTGCCGACGAAACGAATCGATGTAGCCGGCAACCATCTTTGCGTCTTCCGACCCTTCGCCGAAGCCCTCCGCGAACGTCTCTTGCTTTAGGATGATCGCGGGCATGTCGGCGCCGGTCGCGATGTTCTCCAAAATGTCCTGCCGCGCCATACCGAACGCCTTGTCGATGTTCTGCATGTTCAGCGTCTCGACCTCCTCGTCCTTTCCGATAGAGATCACGTTGCCGATGGTGGCAATCTTGATGAAGACGCGCTTCAAAGCCGCCGAGGCCTGCATGATCTGGTCGATGATCGCGCCAGCGGTCGATAGTTTGAGGATGAAGACGCCCGCCTTCTTGGTCACCAAATCATCGGTCATCATCGTCTGAATGAACGACTTGAGCGGGTACAGCGTCCGCTGGAAGACGGAACGACCGACGAAACCGAAGGCCGACGCCGTATAGGCGATATAGACCGGCCGCTCGTTCATTATCGTGACGGTGCGGCTGCGATGGTACGGCTTGCCCGACACCGCTATCGCCGTGACCTTCATGAAGTCGATCGACGCCGGGTCCTGATTGAGGACGAGACTTCCTGCGGTGTTCAGCGGGTCAAAGACCGAGAACGCTATCTGCAGGTCAGCGAGCTTTGCCCCCTCGATAGGTTCTTCGGGAGGCACGCCTTCCGCGACGACCGCCAGCGACCCAATGCCATAGGCCCGGGAAACAGCGACCACGTTGTAGATCACTTCATCACAACGGTCGGTTTCCCACTGCTTTACGAACTGATCACGAACTGCGTCTTCCGGTGAATCAGGAATGGCAATTTCGCGCGGCTGCGATTGGGCTATCTTGATCGGCCCTTCGACGAGTTTTCCTCCGAGGACGTGGTAGAGCCAGAGCGTTTTACAAATGCCGTATGACGGCTGATCGCCGGGTTCGATGTCCGGGCAAGTCAATATCTCCGTCAGCGCGTTGCCGAGGCCGGAGCTGTTGAGGTCGATCTGGCCGAACATTCGCTATCCTCGGGGCGGTGGCTGCTGCGGCAGGTTCCCCGCCTGCAGGATTGAGACCTTGGCGAGGCCGTCGCGGAATGAATCGACAAAGTCCCGCCGGGCCTTGGCGACCTGGTCGACCGGATTACCGACCACGCTCAGCGCCAGCATCTTGCCGGTCTGCCGGGCGATCGCGTTGAGGATGAGCCCCGCCGGAATCCCGGTAGCGCCGGACATGATGCCGCGGACCATGACGCCGACGATAGGGCCTAGCTGCGCGTCGATTATAGCGTTCGGATCGGGCGGCGGGGCTGCGTCGGGGAGTGCGGGGAGAACTTGCTCCTCGGTAGCCGCGCCGTTCATTGGTGATTCGGTCACTGCGCGCCCCTCTTTGCGGCATCTGTGGGCGACTTCACGCCCATTACAAGATCGATAATGCCCGGTGCCGGTTCGGTGGCCCAGGCATAGAATTGCTTGGCCTTGTCGAGCGGATCGAAAGCGGTATAGCCGCTCGCCCTGACTGATTCCGTCATCTTCACCGCAGCTTCGATACATCGAACACGAATTTCCCTGTCGTCCATTGCAGTATCTCCCTGTTGAATCAGAACGGCCGCCGGCGCCGAGCTTGGTTGACGAGCCGCCGCCCAGCGACCTCCGTCACGTTCGGCGCCTTGCCCCAGAAGATCAGCGCCCACACGACCCACAGCGCGGCGAGGAAGAAGATCGTGAAGAGCGAAGCCCACATAGATGCACCATAGCAGGGTTCGACCGACTTAAAAACCTTCGGCGTTTCCAAGGGCAATCGCTAGGCCGTAGGCGAAGCAGTCTGTCAAATCGTCTTCCCGTGTGGAATCCTTGTCCCCGACCCGAAAACCGACGACCTGGCCGAGAAGATGATTCCGCACGGTCCCCTTGTAATTTGTGACCTTGTCGTAGGCCGGGCGCGCTATCTTGCAGAGTTCCTTGTACACATAGCCCGAAACCGAAATGCAGCGCTCGTCTTTGCCCACCTTTGTGAGCGGCGATTCGATCGGGAACGCGGGCCAACCACGACGTCGCGCCTGCTGTAGCAGAATCATGCCCGAGGACTTGTCCTCGATGAAAACGCCAAGGCTTCCGCGATTGGCTTGGCATTTTACCGCAAGATCGCCGAGGATTTGAAAGACCGTCGGCAACCAAGTCTCGAGCAGCGCGCCTTCGATCTGGACCAGATCCCAGTCGATGATGACCAGCCGATAGGCGGGGCCGACTTGGCCATCTACGCCGACCGGCCGGATGTGATTGCGGACCAGGGCGAAAAACACCACGCCAGTGCCATCGTTTGTCTTCCCGGTCTTCGTGGCTGAGTCGATGACCGCATAGACCGCTTCGCAGCGGATCGGCATGTCCATCGGCTCGCCGTTCACCAACAGCTTATCCCGCGAGAAAAAGGCGGAACCTGACCAGTCGACAAATTCTGCGAGAAATTCTTGCTGATAAACCAGTGGTAGATTGTCCCTTTGCAACGCCTCGATCGCATCTCTAGGCAGGAACGGATTTGATCGGGTCGGCGCATGAAACTGGACAAACCCGTAGGCGGCGTCGTGGCAAAGCGCATAGAGAAAGTTGGTGCTATCGATTCCATTCGTATTTGACATCATCAATGCCCGGCCGCCGTAGTCGAGGAGCGTCGGCTTGATCGACTTGGTCCAGATATCGATCGTGTTGGGTTTGGTGAAAGCGATCTCGTCGCCGATGACGCGGTGATACTTTCGGGAGCGGCCGGCGTTTTCGTCCTCGAGCGACCAGAAGTCGACCCGTCCGCCGGTGATCGTCCGAATGATACCATGCGTCTTATCGGAGCTTTTCTTGATCGGGTCGAGCGCCTCGACGATGACGTTGTAGGATTCCAAAAGTCGGTTCCGCTCCGGGGCAAACCACCCGACGTAGCGGCCTTTCGCGGCGTCATCGATCGCCACCGATTCGCCGATCACGTTTTTGCCCCACCGGCGACCGCAGCGGGCCACGACGTAGGGCGCTTGGGACATGAGCCAGCGGAGCTTCGCCTGGGCGGGGTGGAACGTGGGAAGCGTCACGCGGGCGGTCTGCGCCTCGAACGGCACCATGCCGACGTCGCTCATCGGCGCCATCTCCGCCGCGCACAGCGGAGCCGACACCCTTCGACCAGCATTCGCACGAACGCCATCATTCGTTCACGACCTTTGGCAGCGCCGGCGGTTCCTCATCCTCTGCCGAAATCACGGTGAGGGCCGGTAACACGGTCCCGAGCCCAACCGGCGCCCTGAAATCGGATGGGAAGCCGCCGTCGATCTCGACCTTCGTGACAACCGAGGCTCCAACTACCATCGCCGAATAGCGCGGGTGTTGGAACGGCGTCAGGACCGCCGCGGTTTCCTTCGCCATCGCTGAGTAGTGCCGGAACATGGCCTCGTCGTAATTCGGGTTCGAGTTCGTCCGCATCCCGTTGACCATGTTCCACTGCGCCCACGGCTGGTAAAACGCCGTCAGCCCCATGTAAACGCTCACGAGCTGGATGAGCACGTCCTTGCCCGACACCGGAGGCTTCCCAGTCGCCTTCTCAACCTCCGCAGTTATCGCTGCTTGCGCGGCCGCTTCCTGGGCCTTGAGCCGTTCCAACTCCTCGCGCGCCTTTTTTTCGCGCGCGAGCGTAGCCTTGTTCTTCGATCCCTTCTGTTTGCCGCCCGGCCGGACGCCCTTGGGTGGGCCCGTTTTTTTCCGCGGTAGACCTGCCTTGGTCAGTTTTGGCGCAACAGGCGGGGCCTCTGCGGGCCGTCCTGGGGGCTCTGGCGGTGGTTTTAGGGTCTCATTCATAGCGTCTCCGAGCATATAGGTTCGGATAGGTTTGGCGAGAGGCTCCGAATTAGGAAAGCCTTAACCCTTCGGCCCTATGGTTGCTCGTGCATAAACGGAGGGTTCGATGCATAAATTGAGGCTGATCTGGATATTGCTCGGGCCGGAGGAGTTCGTCGCTCTGGCGGCGTTTCTGGCGACGGTCGCGGTCTGGGCGGTGACGATCTCGGTCCTGATGGGCTGAAAAGGGAAAGGCGGCCCGGGGTTTTAATCCGGACCGCCTCGGGGAAAAGGGACTCACGCATCACTGCGCTACGCCGCTACCCGGGCTTTTAGGCGGAACCTGGGCGGGAGGCAAGAGGCTGATCTCTTGTTAACTGGCCAAATACTTGAATCCAACAGCCGCAGCTATAATCAGCGTTACGATGCCTAGAGCGGCGCCCAGCACGGTATCAGTTCTGGACAGTTCAAAGTGAATACCTGTCCAAGCAAAAGTGCCAATCAGCCCAAGAGTTGCCGGCATAAGCGCGAAGCCTAGTGCAATTCCTGCGAATGTTTTCATGATTTCCCTGCTTGTTGGCCATTAGCGCGCCGCTTGAATGTGGCCGTAGTAGTGCGGCACGGTTTCAGCGGATACGTTGACCAGGACGATCTTATCTTCTCCCGGCTTCCGAACCTCGATCTCATCGCCACCGCGCCTGATGATGTCGTAATCGCCGTTCCGGTCGTAGCATTCCGCAAATCTTGCAGCGGCGCGCTCGGGATCAATACCGTGAACCTCTGTCCAGTCATTCGGATATTTTTTGTCGTAAATTCGCGCCTCCCAAAGCGGAGGACACGTGTGCGTGGTGAGATAGTGCTCGTCACAGTCTTTGCAGAACGGCATCAGATTCTCCCGAGTAATCGCTTAACTGTCGTGTTTGGTCGGCTGGAACACCACCTCAACTCGCGGCGACAAATCAACCGGCATTGGCGGGTAGCCGTCAGTGGACTTAGCCCGCAGTGCGCGCAACCCAAGCGCCATGGCGGCGTAATTATAGAGAACCGAAAGTTCGGCGTCGATTTCTGCTACCGACTTTTCCGATAGACTGGCCGGGTCGATTGTAATGATGCTCATGTCTTTCCCGACATTCTGCTCATTAGCATCTAACGCAGTTTCCGCAATGGTTACATTACTCATGAGATTGTCGAGACACTGTCGCCGGCCGGCGATCATTTCTAGCGCGGCCCGCAGGCTGGCGATCTCCGTAGTACGAACAATCGCCCATCCTGATTTTTCAAGGCTGGCATCAAACAGAATGGCTTGATCGGCCGCGCTCGACTCATCGCATGATGTACAGAAGGCAGCTATCAGCGCGTCGATGTAGGGCATGTCTCGCATATGTTTTGCCTGCTGTTCAGGGATCAGTGCGCGAATTAAAGGCGGTGACGAGTTGTTTGATCGCTTTGGTAATGCGGCCTATGGAACGCTCTACCGAAGCCCGCAGTTCTCTTTCTGTGATTTCTTTGAGACTGCCGCGCTCCTTGCGGCGCTCAAGGCGATCTACGCCAGGGCCGCGAATGGGGACATAGGCAAGGGGCCGCTCAACGTCATCGGTCATTTGTTGCTCCCGACTATCTCGGCGTCAGCATCCATTTTCTTAGCCTCACGCATCAGGCGTTTGATCGCGGCGGCTGGAAGTTGATTGAACACACTTTGTATCCAATTGGCGATGTACCGATTCCTCCAAGCTTCCAGATCAACAACTTTCTCCTGCTCAGTCATCGTCAGTGCCCACGTTGCGCGATTGCTTCCCATATTTCAACGGCGGCTCTATCGTCATCGTTCATCATATTGGCAACGTCCGCTGCATCTGTGGCACCACCGCCGACGAACAGGTTGGCACGCACTATCGCGATGGCGGCCGCTGCGTGGCGCGGCGATTGGAGGCCATTTAGAATTTCCATGATGTCGGCCGCAGCGCGTTCGGTTGGGTTCATTTCAGTCCCATGCTGTTGGGGGTTTAACCGTCGTTTGAGACGACAGGTTCTTCTGGCGGGTAAGGCGGAATTGGGCACCAATACTCGTAATCGCTGAGTTCCCAGCCCTGGTCATCTTCAAGATCGCCGAACTCATCGAGATAGAGAACATGTGTGTCCCAATGACTGAATTTCTTTGTGCTGTTGCTATAGACGCGAAGCGTGGCCAAGAACCGACCCTCTTTCGGCATTGTCTCTTTAGATTGCCAGTCGCTCATTTCAGTTCCCTGCATTTGTGATGTCATCGCGCGTATCGTTCGCGATGTGGGGCCAGCGCGGACCCCATGTCCGGTTCTTCCTTGATCGGGCTCTGCTTACAAAATCCTTCCGAAAGATGGACAGCGTAGCGTATAAATTGACCGCGCCACCACCAAAGCTCGCAGGTTTGTTTTTGGAAACAGCCCCAATAGGTCTCGTCGCCTCCATCATAGACGAAATGACAGACCGCTTCGCCGAGCGGCGTCGTGACAAGGAGGGGAGAGTCTAATTGGTTGATGCCCATAGCTGTTCTCTACTGATTAGCCGCTAGGATCATTGCGCGGTACATACCCTTGGTAGTTTCGCCAACCGGCGGATAATCTTTGAACGGCGACAGTCCATCGACCTTGTGCTGGCGCATCCATTCCAGCGCCCAATCAAGAGCATTGATGACCTGCGCATCGGTCGGCTCTTTCGGGACAATGGTAAAGCCGTCCGCTTCAAGCTGATTGAGAATTTCTCTGGCGGTCCCGAATGGCAACCTGCTCAGAGATTCGACGGCCTTCATCATTTTCAATCTCCCTGCTTTGGACGGGTCAGTCGGTTAGAATTTCGAGTGCGCGGCGTGCGGTGATCTTGCCGTTGTCGTCACCATCGACTGACGAAATAAATCTGGCCGCCCACTGAGGCGCCAGACGGGCATCGTAGCCCCGATCTATGAAATAGCCTTCCCCAAGCCTCTCGAAGATCACAATCTCGCCGCCGCATATTTCGGCATAGAACTTGGCGATCGGGCAACAATGGCAATCGCGGTTCTCGCCAACGATTGTTTCTGGCGGCTTTGCTCTAAGCCATGCCGCGAATTTGTGTTGCTCTAAACGCATGTTTGCTCCTAGCGGTTCCTCGGCGGTTAGTCGCTACAGACGCCGGCATCTATGGCGCATTGCCGAGCGCGATCTGCCGTCTCAGCAATGAATTGCTCGATGGCCGGCCCGTTTGTAAAAGGAACCGTCTGCCACAAAAGCCACTGAGCCGTCTTTCGCGCATATTCCTGATCGACAAGACCGATCAGCGCAAGTTGGCGCCAAGCCATCGCCTGCAGACTTAGCGCCGTCACGCGCTCTGCCGCGTCACGCTTCTCGGCCTGGATACTCCTAACCAAGGTTCTGTTGCTCATAGCGACATACGTCCTGCTACTGTCTTGATGTCGGCCGCAGCTTGTAGCGGGATACCGGGCCGATTTTGGTTCCGTCTTTCAGCTTGACGAATGTCCGCTCGACGCCGGTTCCTTGCGCGATCTCGATAAGTTCTGCGACGCGCCAGCGTCCATGAGCAACCATTTGCACGCGGCATTCATTGCCAACGCGAAGTTCGGTGCCATCAAGCAATGTGATCGTGGTCCTCATGACTGCCGTCCTGATAGTGCCTGATCTATTTTGTCCTGGGCAGCTTGTGCGCGGGCTGCGCTTTTAGCTTCACCTTCCGTCCGATGGAAGGAATGGTGTTTCGCCGGGCCGAGTCGGTATTCCTCCCACACTTCCCAGCGGCGGCGGTCTTCTCGCCAGGACACACGCATCTTTGGAGCGCTCATAGTGATTAACCCCGTGTTACTCTGCTGCCGTCAGTTCAAGATCGGGATCGCCTGGAAAGCTAAGCACGGTGCGTGCGATCTTCCCGGCCTTCTCAATTTCGATTGCGTGCGTGATGTGCCAGCCGCCGGTGGCGCGCGGATATTGCGCGGTTAGGTACGGCACGATCACCAAAACCCAGTCGTCCAGGGAGCACCACCCGGTGCCGTTGTTCATGCAGTTGATGTCGAAGATACCGGTGGTCTGGCTCTTACAGACGCCCACCCAATGGGTGTAGCGATAGCGGGCGCGCATCGGCACGCCGGGCTTCGTCCATGGGCCTTCCCATTGAATTCGGGCTAGGCCGAAACGCGGCCACTCCGCTCCGATCTTGCGCCACGGGCGCCCGATGCTTCGCAGCGCGGCATTCATCAGGCTCGGATTGGTGTAGTGCTTGCGCTCAAAGTCGCCCATGTGCGGCCGGACCTCATCGAACGTCATGCCCATGACTGCCGCGAGCGCGCTAGGACCGCAATTCATGCCCCATTCTTCATAGGCGCGGTCGGCGTCGGCGGGAGTGAAGCGCGGAGGATTGACGGTCATAGTTAGCCTCGTGAAGTTGGCGAGTAACGACGCAAATGCATCTATCCTCGGCCGCCGCACTCAGAGCAGACGGGCGGCGTCGGATATAGGCAGCAACAAGTGTCATCCATGCAGGTGCACTCATCATCACGGACGCCGCTCCCGCCGCACGACGGACAGTCTTGTTCTTCCCAAGCGTCGCAATAGGCCATGTCGCCCTTTATGCACTTGCCGGTCGGGCGCCCGCATTCGCAGGCGCTTCCATCCAACCGTTTCGTCGGCGCCAGTATTGCCATCACGCCACCTTCTCGCTGCTCTTTTCCATCCGCATCCGCTGCACGGTATGGGTGTTCTCCCGGCTGGCGCGGCTGTAGTCCATCGTCTGTGAAACGTCGGAATGCGTTGCGGCATCCCGGACGTGCGCAGCTTGCGCGCCCATGGCGATGGCTTCACTGATTGCGCCAGCCCGCGCATCCCGGTTCTGTACGTTCAATGGCACGCCGCATTCAGTCGCGATGATCCGCCATTCCTCGCGGAAGTCATCGGCCTTGTAGGGGAAGCCGGTATATTCATCGATGATGACGGGACCGCTCGCCGGCAGCAATGATCGATCGGCAGAGCATCCCGGCCACATATGCTCAAGTTCGGCCATGACCAGCAGCGCCAATCTCAGGTCCGGCTCCGACAGTTTCTTGCGCTTGCTGGTGACGTGGTGAACGACAAAATCAGGGCCGATTTCTTCCCAGCGCAAACCCTTGAGCCACTTCATAGGGCCTCTTTTCGGGTGCATCGAGCAAACGTCGGACAGTCCCGGCTCCCCAATCGGAAGCCATTCGCCAAGCACGTCCTTTTGTCGCCAAGTGCATTCAAATTGCAGGGCTTGTGCGAGCCCGACCATTGGGAGGCGCGGGCGCGCGGCGTTGCAAATCGCGGTGGCTTGCTCGCGCGTGATGTGGACCGTCCGCGGCTTGCCGTTGGCGAAGCGGCCTTTGCTCAGTAGCAGCCCGAGCCGCTGGCACGCTTCGTCATCGAGCGCGAAGAATCCGAAGTTGGCGAGTGTGCGCAGCATCCCGACAAGGGCGTGGCCCATGGAGACCTTCCGGCCGCCGTTAGTCCAGGCTTGGTGCCATTCGTAGATCGTGCGGCCCTTGATGGTCGCCACGTCCACGTCGCCGTGGGCGCGCTCGATCTGCGCCATGAGCCGGACGTAATACCGCCGCGTGCAGTATTCGAGCTTGGCGAAGTTCGATACCGGGTCGGTGCGGTAGGATTCCATCAGTTCACTCAGACGCATTTTGTACATCCTCAACTGAAACTTTTCCGGCGAGCATCAGGCGAAGCAAGATCGCAACGGAAGTCGGGACGCTGCGTTCGCCTGATGCCCAACGGCGGGGAGTGCGCTCGCTTTCTGCACCGAACAAGCGACCCGCCCCAAGCTGACTGAGCTTGAGGCGCCCGAGCGCGGTGCGGAATTGAGCGGCGGTCATTAGGCGGCGTCTTTCTTGGTCAATTGGTCGATGACTTCTTCCCAAGAATCGCCTTCGGCCCTGACGTGAAAGAACATGCTTGTCGTGGTGCCGACTGTGATCTTGAAGTGGCTCATTATAGACCCCAGCCGATCCGTATTCTTGCGAGCCGCTTCATAGGCTGCGCATAGATTTTGGTATTCGGTGTCAGCCGCGAGGATTGCGCGGCGCCGTTCATCCTTTTGTTCTTCCAATTTTTTCCGTTCGGCAATCGCTGGGGTAAGCTCGGCCCGCGCGGCTTGGCGTTCCTCTCGCGTGGCCGCCTTGTCATCTACGCGGTAGCCGAGGTTCTTACCCAGCATCTTCCCAAGCTTCTTAATTGCGTCAGCGCGTTGCATCTGTCTCTCCTATCAGCGGGCAGGATTGCCCTTCCGATTTACAGAGCATAGCACACTCGGGCCTAGGTGTCAAGTGGACCTAGGTCCATGCTAAACCTCAGTTACTCGGCAACTTCGACGGGTTTGAGATTTTCGGCGACCCATTTTGCCATTCTGGCAAACCGTTGTTCTTCCGAAATTCTCCACCACGCCTCGTCGTTCATAAACATGATTTCCTGGGCGAGTTGGTGCGGGATGCCGAAAGCAGCGGCTACTGCCTCGTAGTCCTCAATGTCGATCTTCGACATATCGAGACCGCGCGCCTTCCCGACCGCGCCGAGCGCACAAACGGTGCCATCGTATTCGTTTTCAAACTCATCGCGGGTGAGCTTGTGAGCAGGCAACGCTTGCATCGCGCGCCACAGTTCCAGCAGGAAGGCTTGACCGCGTTTGCCACGGATCGCGCTTGCGACCTGACCGCGCCAGCGGATCAAATCCCATTGCTCGATATCATCCATATATCCGCTGCGGCTCATGGTTCACCTGTTAAGCAGAAGTATGTCGGTCGAAGTAGCTGTAATGCCACTCCGACACATATGCGCTGTCGTCCATTCTAACTTCGAGCCACCCCATTCCCTCGTCCCAGCCTTGCCGACTAGGCTTAATCACGGTTCCCATCTGCCCAGCGCCGCCATAGATGTAAGTTTCATTCAAGCGCACGCGGCACCCTGGCGGAAAATCGTTTGGTCCTAGCTTGGTGGAAGGCTCGGTAGAAGGTTGGGCGGAAGGACTCTCGCCACTCTTAAACCTGCGGTAATAAAGTGTGGCCGTTCCCCGATCAATGTCACATTTTTTGGCAGCCGCCCGCGCGCTTAACCGGCTCACGAAACACACGTAAAGCGATTCATAGCTGGCAGGTGGCAGAATGTTCATGGCGGTTTTCACTCCCAAAACCAAAGCGGAGTTTGAAAAATTCGCATATCTATTTGGATTACCCAAGTTACATATCGTGGTCGCGGGCGGCTCTTGCGACCTGTCCAAAGAGAGCTATCGATTGGCTGCTTCATCACAAAGTTGCCTGCTGTTCTGTCATCAGTCGGCGAGAATTTTGCCGTCAAGCACCAACGCGGCAAGTTCGCTGCTGGTTATTTTTGCCAGCTCATCGGTGGGTGCGCTCTCACGACCGCAAATTATTCCAAGCGCCATTCGGAGCGGACGAATTGTAGATGGCTCGGCGGTATGGCCGGTGCCGCCGCATTCATCGCAACCCTCTTCTATTTTTCGACCACGCTTCTCGTAACGGTAAAGCCCGCTGCCGCCGCACATCGAACAGCGATCACCTGCTGCCGGGTAGAATGTCTCTAAAATCGCCTTCCGAAGCGCTAGGACTGCCTCGGTCAAATTGTCGCTGAGTGTCAAGGAATTGATTTTTTCCTCGATGTAGGCTGGCAACGTCAGCGAACTTGTTTTTGAGGGCACCTTCCTGCGGCCAGACATTTGATCCTCCCTGTTAATTCCGTATCAGTCGATTTTGCTGGTGGGATTAAGTGCCAAATCAAGCGCGTCCACTAAACCCTGGCGCGCGACTGACATGGCTTTCTGCACTTCCGCATATCGCACGTCGCGCGAATTGATATAGGCCACGATGGCATCGGCCACTATTTCAGCGCGAGACTTTTTCGTTTCGATCATGATCGGTCCCGTACTCTCGTGGTGCACGACTTGCACTCCACGGCATCCTTTGGCTTGAATGGTGTCAATTTGCTTTTGTCCACCTTCAAACTGAAATGGCACCGGGGAAGAACAACTTCACCATCGTGATACTGATCGCAGATATGCCAAGTGCCTTGTTTGCTTGGCGCCCACCATTTGAGTTTTGCCAATTCGGCCTCCGATAAGGTCGCCAAAGCACTCTCGATCAGCCAAACTTGGTGCTGAGCTTCTTCAAGGCATTCTCGCGGCGTCGGCACCTAATTCTCCCTGTTAACTTGTTGTTTGTGCCTGTTTGCTAAGCGGCAGCTTCCTCTCGCGGAAATTCGGCTTCGTGCTCTTTGTACCAAGCACCGAACTTTTCGCATTCCTCTGGCGTCGCCCCCGAATACGAACGCCCGCTGCGGCCGATCCCCATGTCGTAACATGCCGGGAAAACGCGGCCGTGTTGTTCGGTCCAGTATCGTTTGGCAATCTCTAGGCCAATTGGCGACAAGGCGATGGCCGGTGGTTTCGTGACGCGCTCGCGCTTGCCGTCGATTTCCTCGTAGTGATAGATCGTGTAGGGCATCCCGCAGGTCGTACAGGCGCCCACGCCGTGCGTGTCGCACCATTGGACGCAAAGCTCGGTATCGCAGCACTCACACTTCGGTCTGTCGGTCATCTGAATCTCCCTGCTAACCTGTCGAAACTCGCCGCTTTCCCATTCCGTAGCGATTCCCAATTATAGGGCTAAAAATCACGCCGCGCTAGTCCCCCGTCCCGCTGGACGGCCGCCCTCAAATGACGCTAGGTTGCCTTGGGGATAACTCCGGGAAAAGGGAAAAGCCATGGCACTTCAGCGCAAGCGACTTCGCTACAACAAGGACGATTACGTTTCCGCGGGGATGCGGGATTTGCTGATGGAGCACGTCGACGGGGTTTTTGTCCCGATCATTCAACCCACTTCCATTATCGACTCGGACGAGCGTGATCGTGCTTGCCAAATCCAAAAGAGCCTGACCGCGCTGGTCAACCGCGGGTTCGTTCGGCCGGCGAAGCCGAGCGGGAGGCCGACCAAGGTCTTCCGGCCGACGCACACCGTCATCACCGAGGCGGGGAGGGCCGCGCTGCGGCGCGTCCTGGCCGATTATGCAAATACCTTGGTGCGGGCGGGATGGCGGGTCGAGGAGTTGCGCTACAACGCCACGCTAGGCGGGGCGCTCGTGAACGAACCCAGCGGCGTCCTTGCTGACCGACCGCAGGCACAAACCGCAATCGAAGTGACGTGCACCAAATAATCGCCGTGCACGCTATTTGCCAGGCTCGGCTGCGGCATCCACCCCAGCATCACGTAATCCATCGCGTTTGCGATTGGCGCGTAGCGGTGGATGCTTTCGCTTCGATCCATTGGCCTTCCCCTTCCGTCTTGCTGCGGCGACTTGTTCGAGAGTCTTGCCGTCGCATGTTGCTAATTTTGATGTGAAGGTTTGCCAGCGTTCGATCGCGACCTGGACGTAGGTCGGGTCGATCTCGATCGCCAGCGCCTTTCGGCCGGTCATCTCGGCGGCGATGATCGTGGTCCCAGATCCGACGAAAGGATCATAAACCGCGTCGCCTTTGCGGCTGTTGTTTTCCATCGGCCGCTTCATGCATTCGATCGGTTTTTGCGTGCCATGTCCGGTCTCGGAGGTTTGAGATTTGGGTATGTCCCAGACCGTTGTCTGGCTGCGGCTCCCCTGCCAGTGGCCGCGCTTTCCTTTGCGGACGGCATACCAGCACGGTTCGTGTTGCCAATGATAATCGCCGCGCCCGATGACGCCACGCGTCTTGTTCCAGATGATATTTGATCGAGGAATTAGGTTGACTGCAGTCAGAGACACTTCGACGGCAGCACTCATCAATGCGGCGTGCCACACGTAGGCGACGTCCCCCTCGAATAGTTTCCATGCTTTTGTCCAGTCGGCAAAATTATCATTGCGAACGGTGCCCAAAGCGGCGGCGCCTAGTTTCACGTTTGACCCACTCCATCGATTGGCTTCGTTGCGCCAATTCGGATCGTAGGAAACACCATACGGTGGATCGACAATCATCAAATGTGGCTTCGCATCGCCAAGGCACGTTGCCACGTCAGATTCGGACGTAGCATCCCCGCAGAGCAGCCGATGATCGCCGAGGACCCAGAGATCACCCTTCCGCACCACCGGCTTCTTCGGCCGCTCCGGTACGGCTTCCGGGTCTTGCGCGGAATCGGTTCCGAGAGAGACGCCCCAGCCACGCAGTTGAGATTCCGGAAAGCCGATTAATGGAATGTCGTAGCCTTCGAGTTTGAGGCTTTGCAGTTCGGCGGTGACAAGATCGTTCGACCACGTTGCCTGCATAGGCAGGGCATTGTCAGCTAGACGAAGCGCGCGAGCCTGCAGTTCGGTGAGGTGACCCAGCCGAATAACTGGGACGGTCTCGAGGCTGAGCGACTTGGCCGACAGGACGCGGCAATGTCCGGCGATCAGAACGCCATCGGCATCGACAAGGCATGGATTGACGAAGCCAAACTCGGCGATGCTCTTCGCGACGGCTGCAACCTGTGCGTCGGAATGGAGCCGCGCGTTCTTCGCATACGGCAGCACGCGATCAATTGCCCAGTGCTCGATCTTGAGCTTCGCCGTCATGCTGCTTTCCTCGGCCGCGCACCGGACTTCGGCTCGTCCGGATCGTCGTACCATCTTACGGCGTGAAGTTCGAACGGCTCACGAAGGAATGGGCCGGAAAGCGTGACGTCGACGAAGTTGGCGTCGCGGACGCGGACCACAGTGGCGTCCCACGGCTCGCCAGCCATGCTTTTGTAGATCACGGATTCATTGATCGCGACCATGGCGCTTCGCTCCGAGTTGGCGGAATACCAATACCAGCGCACCGACGATCGGTCCTTCGGTGACGGTCCCGATGTCGTCGGAACGCTCGATGATCGGCCGCGGCTCTTTCTGAACCACGAGTCCCTTCTCGTCCGTCTCGCTGTCGGGGAACCTAACCATCGGCGGCCTCCTTCCCGGCCTCGGTGATCATCCACACAATGGCGCTGCTCCCGCTCGGGGAGGCCCGACGGGCACCGGAATCCCGGACCAGGCCGAGGTCGCGCAGTTCGCCCCGGCGCTTCCCGGCGGATGTCTGCTGCCGGCCGATCAAGTCGCCGAGCTCGAAGTCCGTCAAGCCTTCGGGGTGGGCCCGGTGGGCGGCCAATGCTTGCCGCCGATCGTGCGCCCGCAGGCTCGGCGCGCGCGCAGCCGCCTTGCGGCTGGTGTCCGGGTCGGACATCCGGACATTCGGTGGCGTCCAGTCGAGGAGCGGGGTTTCGGTCATGGCTCCTCCGGCACTGGCATCGGCAAAAGTGCGGTGGCAAGAGCGACGGCGGCTTTCTCTGTGACGATGATCGCGTGCTCCCATGCTTGATCGCTCAACCATTCGTCGCGTTTGGCTTGCCCGTGGAGTTTGAACAGTTCGGACATTGCTTCGACCATCGCGTCGTATTCCGCCAAGGTCTCTTCGACCGCCTGCCGCGAGACGCCGACCTCGCAGCCGTCCATATCGAGTTGGCGCTGATTGGCGCGAAGGTTATCGCTTGCTGCGCTCATGGTGCGGGGTTCTCCGTCTCGGCGGATCTGCGCTTCGCTTCCTCGGCGCTGTAATGCGCGCGCATCGCGGCGTCGCTCGGGGACTGCCATGTCTTCGCTAGGCCGACGCCGCCGCGCGCGCGTTCATAATCGTTCAACGAGAGCCATATCCCGTTGATGCCGCGGAAATCTCCGAACCGCCACGCTCGGCGATCGGCGTCCGGCGATTCGGTGAACGCGAGCGCCGCAGCGTAGTTCGGCGATGACGGCCCGACGAAGACGTTCGCCCAGCAGCCGGGATCGTTGCGCGGAGGAATGTAATCTGGAGCGCGGAATTTATAGACCGGCTCTGACATCCGATGAATCCTCACCATCTCATCGTCGCAGAATTTTTTTACCTCGCCAGAGTTCGGCGGCCACGCCCGAAACTGTTCCTGGCTCTGAATCCCGGTACGCGGGTCGGTGGCATATTCGACCACGGCGCGCGGGTATTCGCTCAGCACCATCGTGATCGCTTGAACGTAAATATCAGGATTGTTCGCGTCGTCCCGCCGATAAGAGCCCAGCAGGAGTCTCGCTCGGTCCGCGCAATAGAGTTGGTCGAGGCGGGATTGTCGCTCCGCCTCGGATATGGTCGGCGAGTCGACCTGCAGCCGCGCTTGCGCTTCTGTTTGGTCCCGTTCCATTTGGTCCTCCCTGTTGCTTTGCCACGCGACGCATCCATCCTCGAAATGCCGCCGACCAATTCGCCTTGCGCGCAATCTGGCGATTCGCATTCGCCGCCGCCCAAAGTCGCATGTCCTCGGCCATGTCGTCGATTTGCGAATCGTTCAGATGCAAAACCAGCCGCCCATAGTCGCGGTCTACGTTTTTCGGTTGCCACTCTTCCGGAAGCGCGACTCCGTTTACCATCTCTAAAACTCCACTTCGTCGCCGAGTTCATCGAATTTTGGTCGTTGCTCAATCCAGCCACATGATTCGCAGACATAGGGACCGCATTGTTGCTCACCGACGCCGTTATCCACAACGTCGCAGACTGCGGTTCCGGTTTTGCAGTTCGGACACGGCTTGCGCATTTGGCTCCTCCATAGCCGCTTTCCGCAACTTCCGGCCCCCTCTGCCTGCCCTCGCTTGGGCTAGGCTCTGAGCCATTGCGGACTGGGAAGCATGATTAACGCTATAGCCAAGGGATGCCCGTATCGTGGGCCAATCGCCGGCCCGTCGAACTGTCCGACGGCGACTACGCAACAATGCCTTAGAAGTCCCTGGTTTTCGACAAGTCGTCATGCCGCACTTGCCGGGGTCGGAAAGTCCCTTTCGGGCAAAAGTTCCCCGCGCTTCGTCCCTCGGACGCGCCGAGACCCGCTGCGGATTTTTTAATTGCGAGGCTCGATCGGCATGGGGGATGCCGGGCTACCCAATCTTGACGCGCAGAATCAGGTCACCTAGATTCTCTGCACGCAATCCCGATTTGGGTTCGAATCGCATCGGGATAAGCCCGGCTGGGACCGCAATCTCAGCCGGGCATTGTTTTGTAAATCGATTCTATAGGGGGTGCCAAGCCATACCGGCTGCGTATTTTTCCGGGGTTGACGCTAGGTCTAGGTTTTGTCCCGGAAAAGCCAGCGCATTTCGGCCGGCGCCGTCCAACCCTTCGTCCAGACCAGCCAGCAAAAGTCCTGTGTGCCGCCGCCGACGTAGCCGCCGTTGCGGATATGGGTGCCGGTCGGCATTGATGGCCGGGGCGACATCAGCCAGACGCGGGAAAGTGGCGTCTTTTGCAGCCACCGCGCGGCGGGGAGGCGCCGGACCAGCGCAATCATCGCAATCTTCTCGGCGCCGAGCCCGAGCGCATGTTCGGCAAACGCCTGGGACAGATCGAACGGCGGGTTGCAAACGATGGATAGGGCGCCGCCGCGCATTTTCGCGGTCTTGAGAAAATCGACGCCGCCGGTGCCATAGCCGCGTCGGACCAGATCCGTTGAAATACAGCCGCCACCGCGCGCGCTCGCCGCATCACCGATTCGGCCCCAACCGCAGGAGGGGTCCCAGATCGGCCAAGTGAAAGCCTCCTCCTCCAAAAGCCGCACGCTGCACCACGCCTCGTCGACATAGTGCTCATGGCGCTGGCGTTTGAACTTGTGCGCGCCGATCTTCGAAACGGCGTTTTTGGGCAATTCCGCTTCGACCAGGGCCATCAGTAAATCCCCGGGCAGTATTCGTCCGCCGGCATCGGCTCCCGGCACGCTTGGCAGCCCCTACGTCCGCGCCGGGGCGCGTGGCGGTGCGTCGGGCGGGGATGGACCCTATGTCGGGGAGGGGCGGCCGGATGGCTTACCGGTGGCCTCGCTGGCGCGATTACGGCACCATCTGGCGGCGGGGCTGATTTGGTCGGAAGTTTAGTTTCTGGGCTAAGTTTAGTCTCCGGGCTAATAGGGGCTAATTTTGGCGGTTCCGGCTCCGGGGGTGCCGGGAGGGCGGCATCTGGCGGCTGCGGTGCGGCGGTTGCGCCGCTATTGGGCGGTTCTGACAGCGGTTGCGCGCCGGTGTCCGGCGGCTCTGGCGGTGGCGGGAGCGAGGGAATCGCGGTCGGTGCGGCGGTCGGGAGCGAGTCGGACGGCGCTGGCGTAGGTTCGGCGGGCTCCGGGACGGGCGCGGGCTGCTCGGTGACCGGCGGAAGGGCTGGGACCGGCTTCGGCGCCGGCGGCTCGCACAGCCAGAAGACGATCCCGAATAGCAGCAGCAAAACCAGGATGGCGAAGGCGACTGCCCGGTTGCGCGGCTTCGGCGGCTCATGCCGCGTCATTTTGTGGTGTCTCGACATCATTGCACCCCTAGTTTGTCAGCCCCGTATTTTGCCAAGAGCATCGCTTCAGCGCGGTTCTGATCCTTCTTCCGGGCGAGCATGGTCGCCTGATCCGGGAAAAGCTGGAGTGCCCGCTTGCGCGATGGCTCCTTGTCGCCGCCCTTTAGGCCAAACTGTTTCTTCCAACTCTGCGGCGTGACCATCGTGTAGGGGATGTTGCAACAGGCGATGACGGCCTTCAGGGCATAAAAAAAGCCGCCGAATCGGAAGGCGCCGGCCGCTCCCATGCCGCGCCGTACCCCGTCAGCGCCGGGAATAGACGGCATCGCGGTAACGAGCTCAAGAAAGGCGTGGTCCGGCGAATGGCGCTGCAGCCAATCCCGGAGTGCCGCCGGGTTGAGTTCCCGCTTGGGGTCGCCGACCGTCGGCAGGTCCATCACGACCCAGCGGAGGCCGGATTCGACCGACCGATCAGGCCAGTAAAGGACCGCGGCGCCGGTAACCCCCGGATCAATCGCAACCACGCGCACCGGCTATTCCGCAGCGACGGACTTCTGCGCCGGGAACGAATGGACCGTGCCGTTGCCGGTCTCGCCTTCCTCGTCGCCTTCCGTGGCTTCGCCCATCGGCAGTTTCGGCGCGTTCTTCGCCCGCTCTTCGAGGCCCAGAACGTCGCGATAATACTCGAGCTGCTCGTAGTATTCCGCGAGCTTTTCCGGCTCCATCCGGTCCTCGGCGATGGCGGCGCGGAACGCCTTGCGGTGAAGGTGGTTTTTCTCAACGGCGGCCTTGATCTCCGACCCGAGGCCGCCAGCGATCTCGGAAATGTCGTTCTTGGCCGACCTGGCCGACGCCAGCAATTCCTTCAGCTTGCGCGCGGACGTGACCTTACGGACTTCCTTCGCCGGATCGCCTTTTTTCGCCATCGCCGTTCTCCTTTGGTTGTTCAGTGGGCCGTCTGCGGTTCGACGCCGGTCTCGTCGTCGACCGCGTCCCAGAAGGTCTCGTCCTCGAGCAAATCCTCGACCAGCATCCCGAGCGCGATGCCGGGTGCCTCGCCGATACGGTCGGCAAAGCGAACGAGCGCCGCTAGCGTCTCCGGGCGCATCGGTACCGGGACGAGCTCGACCTCTTCGTCTTCGATCTGCTCAGGCTCGCTCATGGCGGCGGGACGTAACAGAGTCGGCGAGTCCGGGCAAGAACGGGTGGGGATATTTTCGGCTCAGCGGGCGTAGCGTTCGATGATCACCGCGCGCGTGAGCGGCCACAGGGCGCCGTCCGGCCAATCCGCCCGCATGGCCTCAACGATCTCCTCGTACTTCTGCACGGAGATCGACCGCTCCCACCTTCGGGGGTCGTCCTCGGTAGGCTTCCTCCGGGTCTGCAATTCGTCGAAAAGACGGGGGTTTCCGTAAAACTTGCGGGCAACGGCGGCGAGGGTGGTCCGTTTCCCCTTGGCGTAGGCCCGGGCGATCAGGACGAGGTTGGCGGTCATGGTCTCGACTATCATGTGCCAGAAATAGCACAGTGGCGCCGGAAAGGGCAAGAAGGGCTGGACGGCGGGCTAAAAATCCCCTAGATTCGGAATGCTTCGATCCCACGAGGGACGATGGAGAGACAGATGGAACGATCAGCCGCAATCAGGAAACTTGGGAAGCTACTCGGCAAGTCGTTAGGCTATCGTTTGGACCCCAAAGCCGCGACACGAGAAGAGCGCGAAGCCGCGCGGGCTTCGCTTACTCCGGCGATCGAGGAACGGAAAAAACTGGAAGAACAAAAGAATGCTCGATGCCGCGCGGTCCTTGCGGCCGACGCCGAATATCAAAGCCTGTGCGCGGCTTATGAATTGGCCCACAAGGAGACGGACCGGCTGGGGTCTATAACGCGCCATTATAAGATCACGGTCGGCACGACGAGCAGCCTCTTCTTTACGATCAGGGCCGAAGGCGATTCGTGGGAAGAAGTCATCGACAAATTGACGAAGAAGGAGGCCGCCTAAATGATCCCCCAAGGCTTCCGCCGAGCGCCACGATCATCCTCTACCGACTTGGCGTTCTTCGTCACCGCCGCCCTCGCTGGCGGCACGCTCGCAATTATCGCATCGGTTGCGCCTTACGTCGCGGCCGTCTTGTTGGTGGTCCGGCCATGAAAAAGGACATCCTCATCGCCGCACTCGTGGTTTTTGCTATCGGCATTTGGCTCACAGCCGTCGGCACAATGGCCTACATCGCAATCCACTTCATTGAGAAGTTTTGGTGAGCGCGATGAGCAACTTCGAAGACCGCCGCGAGCGCCTCCTGATCCAGGTCATCGCAAGATGGACCGGCGTCGATTACAACGATGACCCTGCAATCAACGCGATGGCGCGCGAAGCCGCCGACGCAGTGTTTCACGTGAAACTTAACGACCTGGACTGGGAAGCCGCGACGCTGCGGCGGCTCGGATATGAGGGGCCGACGCTATGAGCGAGCACCTGACCTACGTTTGTCGCCTCTGCGGTCGCGAGCAAAAGTTCAACATCCCGCAGGTCGACGATTTTCCCCTAATGACGCCGAGGGCTCGCGCCCATGACCAAGCCGCGACTTACGGATGGACTTGGAAAAACGGCGAAGCGATCTGTTGCCTTCACCAAGGAGAACCCGATGCCGCTTCCTAAAGGATACCTGCCCCGCGAGGGCGACATTCTCACCATCGATCTCGTGGTCAAGCATGACGTGAAGGGCGACGATTCCTACGTTTTTACCAAGGTCCTCGGGGCCTATACCGATGTTGCCTTTACGCTGGACGACACCGACATCTATGTCCGACTCAAACGCCGGTCCTGGCGCGAAGGCGAAGGGGTCATCCACCGCGCACATCCGCAATGGTGGGGCGAAGTCATCTCGACGCACGGCGACCATGCCGTCATCGCGCTCGACGAGGACGCCGATCCGCGCGGCTCCGTCGGCCGCCTCCGCATTTTCCATTGCAACGAGCTTTTGCCGTTCCGTAAGAAACCGGCCGGCGAAAAGGCGGCGTTCGACGTCGCCGGAGCGAAGGTCCGCATGACTGTCGCCCCTGAACCGCCGCCGAAAACCCCGGCGCCTATCCTGTCCCTTATCGAGGAGAAAGACGATGGCACCGACTTCGTCCCCAAGTTCTGACCGCGCGCCCGGAATTGGCGACAACCAACCGACCAATCTCCCGTCGCTGATCTCGGAGGCGCCGGACCTGCCGGCGGACGTCACAGTCTACCTCGGCGACAACTTCGCCCGCATCCCGCGCGAGCTCGACGCGCTGCTGGCGCAGGCCCGAGAAATTCCGGCAACCATCGACGACGATGAGTCGATGGGTAAGGCGTCGAAGATCGTCAAAGCGCTGCGCGATCTGACGAAGGAGATCGAGTCGCACCACGCTTCGACTAAGGCGCCCTATTTCCGCAGCGCGCAGGCCGTCGACAACTGGTTCTTCGCCCTGTGGGACAGGGCCGTCCGGCGCCAGAAGACGAACAAGCCCGGCGCCGCCGACATCCTCCTGGCCCGGATCGACGACTATAACCAGCGCAAGCTGGCGGCCGAGCAGGAGCGGCGCGCGGCCGAGGCCCGCAAACTCGCGCGCGAGGCCGAGGAAAAGCGGCTGGCGGAAGAGGCAGCGCGCCGTCAGGCCGAAGAAGACCGGCTCGCAGCGGAGCGCGCGCGTAACCCGGTCAAGATCGAGGAAAAGGGCGCCGTCGCCGATCAATCGGAACAGGCCGCAACGACTGCGAAGATCGATGCAGGCCTCGCTCTCGACAAGGCGCAGGAGGCCCACATCCAAACGCTTGCGAGGCCGGCCGACATGGTCCGGACGCGGATCGAGGAGGGCCCGACCGTCACGATGGCGACCGAGCCCTACGCGCTGGTCGAGGACTACGCGAAGCTCGACATCGTCAAGCTCCGCCCCTTCATCAAGCAAGACGCGCTCGATCAGGCGCTTCGGTCTTGGGCTAAGGTCACAAACTATAACGAGCAGATGCCCGGTGCCGTCGTCGGCCGGCGTCCGAAGACGGTCGTGCGATGACTTGGCCGCTGACACCGGATGACGCAAAACCTGGATGCTGCCAGGAAGCGGCGCTCTGCATTCCGTTCTATGCGCCATGCAACCGGCCAGCGGTCAGCATCGTCCGCTGGAAAGGGCGAAACGAACCGGCAATCCGAATGTGCGCGATGTGCGCGGACCATAACGTCCGCAATCGCGGCGGCGAGATCGTCGAACCTTTCAAAGCAGAGGCCGTTCGATGAACAAGCAAAAAGACGGCGGCTCTGCTTTTCCGATGATCATCGATAATCCTAATCGTTCGCAGACCCAATTTCTGACGATCCAGGGCATGTCACTCCGGGACTATTTCGCGGCGGCGGCGATGCAAGGATACATCGCGGCCGGCTTGCCTTCCGACGTCAGCTACCGCGACATGGCCGAGAAGGTCTACCGGGCGGCAGACGCGATGCTGGAGGAACGTGACCGATGACGCAAACGCTTGAGCAAAAAAGGACGCAGGCACTAGAGAATCTCGCGCTCATGTATTTGGGCCGCGATGGAAGTCACGGTGCGAAGGAGCTTCGTGGGCCAATGTCAACGACCAACAGCTTCCGAATTGAGTTCGACAAGCCGCCAACGCAGGCCGAGGTCGAACACCTCATCATCATCCTCAGGGCCCATCTGCCTATCCTGCCGGAGACGCGCGATGACAGAACCCCGGCCGACCTAGTGAACGAAAGTCTTGCAAAGGCTGAGATGGCCCCTCTCAAACATTGCAAGGTCGAGATATGAAGACTCTCGTCGCCCTTGTCGGCACCAAGTTCCGCGGCCGGGAGGCAATGGACATGCTCGCGTCGCTCCCGAACGGTGAGCCGCTAGCGCTGATTCGCGAACCGACAAATCAATACGATTCCCGCTGCGTCCAGGTCTGGGCGCGCGACGTGCACATCGGATTCTTGAAGAAAGACCAGAACCAGAAAATCTCCCACCGCATGGATCAGAGTCCGGACTTCCGCGCCGCGATGTCGAGCGGCCTATTCTGCAAGCTGGCGATCAACGGCGGACGTCAGCCGATGGTGGAAATTAATGATGATCTTTGATTTGCACCATACGACGAAGTTGGACGGGTCGATCAACTGCCGCCTTTTTGTCGACGGGCGGAAGTGTGGTGACCTCGTCTTTACGGCGGAACAGTTCGAGACATTCGTTCGCCGTTTCGCTTTCATCGAATTAACCCATGACCGAGAGGAAAAATCCGATGGCTAAGACGACGACGAAACCGAAGGCCCAAGACGCCGAACTCTTCACCGCGCCGCCGACGGCGGAGCAGGCCGCCGCCGGGAAGGCGGTCGCCAAGCCGCGCAAGGTGCCGATAACCGAGACGGGAACGAACGTCGCCAAGTTCGAGCCGCGGCCGACGAACCTTCTCATCGCCTTCGCACAGGCGGCTTCCGATCCGGCGTGCAATCCGGAAAAGATGAAAGCCCTGTCCGACATGGTCGACAAGATGAAGGCCGAGGAGGCGGAGGTCGCCTTCACCGAGGCCTACATCGACATGCAGGAGGAGTTGCCGAGCATCAGCGCGACCGGCCGAATCGAGATCGCGGCCAAGGTCGGCTCGCGCGGGCAAAGCACGCCCTACGCAAAATACGACGAGATCATGCGCGTCATCAAGCCAATCCTGAAGAAGTACAAGTTCGCGCTGATGGTCGTTTCGGAGCCTAACCCAAGCGGCGTCGGCGTCATTGTTCGGGGTACTCTCTCGCGCGTGCACGAGACGCAGTACGGCAAAGCGACCCATGTCAAGCAGACAATCATCGCCGTTCCCCTCGAAAACTCCGGCAGCAAGAACAACGTCCAGGGCATCGGCTCGTCGCTGTCCTACGCGAAGCGGTACGCGGTCATTCAGCTTCTCAATATCATTAGCCACGCCGAGGTCGATGATGATCGCGACGGACATGGCCCGAAGCCGAAGAAGGGCGCGGCTGCCGCGAAGGACGAATCGGAAGCCGCCGACCCGAATGCTCCGATCACCGGTCAGCAAGCAAAAGAGTTGCTCGCCGAGATCGACAAGTGCGGCGTCGGCCCAGCGACCTTCCTCGAAAAGTACGGCATTACCGCCGTGCATGAATTGCCGGCTAATCGCTTCGACGAGGCGGTCAAGGCTTGCAAGGATTTCGGCGCGCGAGCGAAGGAGTTGAAGCGTGGCTAAGGCGACCGCCATCAAGACCAAGGCTGATGAGGTCGAGGTCTTCGACGAGATCGAACAAGGATCGCTGGATTGGTTCGAGATCCGGCGCGGCTGCTGCACGGCCTCCAACTTCGCCACGATCCTCGCATCCGGAAGGGACGGCGGAGAAAGCGTTACCCGGCGGAAACTCATGCGGAGGCTGGCCGGCGAAATCATGACAGGGGAGGTCGCGGAGACCTATCGCAACGCCGCGATGGACCGCGGCAATGCGATGGAGCCAGAGGCGCGCGATTGGTACAGCCGGACTCGCTTCGCCGATCTTTCCCGCATCGGCTTCGTCCGGCGCACCGTGCACAACCCACTCGGCGCATCATTCGTCGTCGGCTGCTCACCCGATTCATTTATCGGTAAGGACGGCGTCCTGGAAATCAAAACGATGATCCCAGAGTTGATGATCGACGTCGCCGAAAAAGGCGCGGCAGGATTCCCGCCGGAGCATCGCGCCCAAGTGCAGGGCTCGCTCTGGGTCACAGGCCGGGCGTGGTGCGACCTCGTGATCTTCTACCGCAACATGCCAATCACGCCGGTTTTTCGCGTCGAGCGCGACGGCGTCTACATTCAGGAACTCGCCCGCCAGGTCGAGATTTTCGATTACGAGCTCCGCGCGCTGGTCGCCAAAATCCGAAAGATGGGAGCGGCGTGATGGGAACATGGATAAAGGGTTCCGGCGAACCATTCCTCGATCAGGCGATAGTAAAGCGGCTCCTTCGCTACTCGAAAAAGACCGGCGAGCGGATTTGGCGCTATCGGCCGGAGGCGCGCGCAAACTGGAATACTCGTTATGCCGGAAGACGAGCGGGAAGCGTTTGGAAAGCTCAGCCGAGCGATATGACCTACCGTGTAATTCGCATTTTCGATTACCCGTTCTTCGAGCATCGTCTTGCCATCCTGTACGTGACCGGCGAGTGGCCTATCAATACCGTCGACCATCGCGATCTTGACGGCGAAAATAATAAATGGCGCAATCTTCGGCAGGCAACAACCATCCAGAACTGTGCGAACAGAGGGTGTAATAAAAATAGCCAATCTGGATTTAAGGGCGTCAGCCTTACACCGAACGGCCGCTACCGCGCGACTATTCAATTTAATCGCAAATGGCGGCAAGTTGGGACCTTCGACACCGCTGAACAGGCCGCAGCAGCCTATCGGGCTGAAGCGATCCGCCTCGCCGGGGAGTTTGCGAGGTCATGAGAATTTTTCCCGTAGTTTGCATTTGGAGAAAGGTCGACGTCATTGACGATGATGGCGTAGCGACCCGTCGAATGGCGATGGTGCCACGCAATAACCACGCCAGTCTTGCAGCGCGACAATATCACGAACTTGAAGAATATCCTCTCGTCCCTATTGAGCCGCGCTCGCGCGCTAGTCACTCGCAATTCTTTGCTGCCATCCATGAGGGGTTTCAAAATCTTCCCGAATCGATTGCTGCCCGCTGGCCGACGCCAGAACATCTGCGTAAGTGGTGCCTTATTGAATGTGGATGGTTCGACGAGGACGAGTTCGACTTCGAGTCTGCCAAGGAGGCGCAGCGGCTTGCGCGCTGGATTAGGACCGACAACGAATACGCGCGGATCAGAGTCGTCGGGATGAAGGTCATCGTGCGCCGGCCTAAATCACAATCCGCCGCCGCAATGGGCAAAGATGATTTTCAGGCATCCAAGCAAGCCGTTCTGGAGCTCTTGGACCGCATGGTCGGCGTCCCGCGCGGCGAACTGAAGCGACAAGCAGGGAGATCGGGATGAGCAAAATCACGAAGGAATGGCTCGGCGTCGTCGCGTTCGGCATCTTCGCCGGTGCGTTCATAGCGATAGCAGTCTGGTCCGCGTCTCCGGACGATTGCAAGCCGCGAGACGGCTCCGACGGCGCGCGCCGGGTTTTCAACCTCGTCATCGGCGGGTCGATGCTGATGGCCGGGTGCGCAGAATCCCGGCCTCTTCGGAGTCGCGGCGCCGTGCGCTGGACGTCTTCCGGTTGGATGATGATTCCTGATCCCGACCCGACACATCCGATACAGCCAAACGAATGCCGCGCTTCGGCAGACGGCGGCTATTGCGGGATCATGGTGCCAACCGAGCAGGAGCTTGGCATGATTTACCGCAACGACGGGAGCGTGACGCCGCCATGACAGCTCGCCCGCTTAGTGAGTATCACGAAGAGATGGGGCCAGTTCTTTGGTGGACGTTTCCCATCACCGAACCGCCCTATGTCGGATCACCTCTCGACGCAGGAACCCCCGTCGAAATAACGATCAGAGATAGCGTGCGAAATTACACCTATACGCAACACTTTGGCGGATGGCCCGGTTATCACACGCATTGGACGCCACTGCCGCCAGCGCCAGATGAGGTTTGATAATGACTGTACGTTGGAAATACGACCAACAAAATGTGATGAGGATCGAGACCTTCGATCCGCTTCTCGTTGAATCTGCCTTGGCACAATGCCAGTCGAAGGAGCCGTTCGTCTTGTTCAATCGGCAATGGCATCTTTACAACGTCGAATGGGACACGAACAACGGTCGCGGCCTGACGGCAGTCATCGAGGCGTCTCTGCTGGTCGAATGCAACTATGCGCCGCCGCAAACGGCATTGTGGGCATGGCAATGACGGTTACGACGCGACAGAAACTCGCCGCCGTCGAACGGCTACTCGATGACCTCAGATGGGCCCGAGGGAAGCGCGCGCCGGAGTCCGAGACCTACGACGCGCTCCTAGCGATTGCCGTCGACCTCCGCGCGGAAACGCCGGCGGAGGCTGGTCGCACTTTGAAGGCATTGACCGATCAAGTCGACCGCGCGCGCCGAGGGAAAGCCCGGTTCGGCTTCTACGATGCCGGCAATGCAATGACGATTTGCGAAGCCGTTTGCGGCCGATGGTTTCCAACGATTCGGAAGGCGCTTGAACAGTTCGAGCGGGAAGTAGCAGAGACGTGAGTTCAACAGGGAGAACGACAATGACTGGCAACGAAGCGGAACTGATCGAGAGGCTGATTGTCGAGGCCGCCAAGCGCGGCGCGGTCGATCAACAGTTGGGACGAGCGGTCAAGGCGGCGGAAGATGCCGCCGCAATCATGGCCGCAGATAAAATCGTGATCCGGAAACTCACCGAGCAGGTCGAGTGGCTGAATGAACGCCGGGAAGAAGCGGAAAGGCCGTTGGCCGAGTTCTACAGAGCCGCACAATCTCTGATGCGCGAAATCGGCGATCCGAGCAGATATCTTCGCAAAGAAAGAATTGACGCGGCGGTTGCGACCCTCAGGCGAACGAGCGCGGCCGCATCGGGTTATTGTTCCGAAGTGCCGTTCTGATGCCGCGCCTGTACCGCCCGCACATTCCGCTGGAGGTCCGTTGCCGGGTCGTCCTTCGGCAGTTGGGCGATCTATGGCCGGATGACGTCATCAAGCTATGGAAACCGAAGCCGAGCGACGCCTACCTCAAAGGTATCGGTGTATTCGTTCCGCGCGGAGGCCTCGCCGCTCTTCTCGCGAGTAAGCTAGACGCTCTCGCGGTTTTGCTGGATTGCAAGGTCGAAGACCTACGCCTCGATCACGATCCGGCGCTCGCAACGCGCCAGCGGCTTCAATACAGTTCCGTGGTTAAGCCAACCTACATCCCCGACGCCAATGATCCCGATTATCTGATCTACCGGGAGAAGCACGACCACCATATTAAAACGAACGTGCGCGGCGAACACGGCCAGCATCCCGACCGCGTCCTTATCAAGCGGGAGCGAAGACGGCGCGCTTCCAAATCGGGCGCCAAGGTTAGGCGGCCAAAACGGAAGTGGGCGTCGCGCCAACTCCGGAGCGCAAACCGCTGGCCGACGAAAAGGAAGATGCGATGATTGATCGGCAGCACGACAAGGTACTGATCGAGTGCGATAGCTGTCCCGAAGTCTTCGACGGCGATAGTGCGGACTTCAAAGAGGTATGGGACGCGGCGAAACGCGACGGCTGGCGAACAAGAAAGATCGCCGATACTTGGCTACATGGCTGTCCGAAATGTGGGGTGCCAACATGAGCAAGCAAATTGGCCCGCGCGAAGCAGCCCTCCGCGCCATGCGCGAGGCGGAGAAGCCGGCGAAAGCAACTGTCCCGGCGCTGCCGAAGACGACGGGCAAGAAGCCGGTCAAAAGAAAACGGCTTAACGGAGGAAAGAATGGCCGATAAATCCAACATCGAATGGACAGACGCGACATGGAATCCCGTCGTCGGCTGCAGCATCGTTTCTCCCGGCTGCACCAATTGCTATGCGATGAAGATGGCGGCGCGTCTGCAAAAGATGAATGTCAGCGGCGGCAGCAATTCAAATTATCTCAATCACTATGACGGGACGACGCAGGATTCAAAGTCTGGCGCCGTTTGGACTGGCAAAGTCGCAATCGCGCCTGACAAACTCTTCCTGAAGCCGCTGTCGTGGAAGCGTCCGCGCCGCATTTTCGTCAATTCGATGGGTGATCTTTTCCACGAATCCATCCCCGACGAATGGATCGACCGCGCGCTCGCCGTCATGGCGCTGTGCCCTCAGCATACGTTCCAGGTGTTGACGAAGCGCGCGGAGCGGATGCGGGATTATTGTTCGGCGTTGCCGTCACGTTCTGTCGCCGTGGCTCAAGCTGCAGTGTGGCTCGGCGTTTGGGATGATCCGGATGGCATCGCGATTACCGTCAATGATTTAATCGACCGGCCCCTTCCTAACGTCTGGTTCGGCATCTCCGCTGAACGCCAGAATGAGCTCGACGAACGTTGGCAGTATTTGCGCGAAACGCCAGCAGCCGTGCGCTTCGTCAGCATGGAGCCGTTGCTAGGACCAATCTATTTTCGACCAGCGAAGCCTGACTGGATCATCATCGGAGGCGAGAGTGGCCCACATCACCGGCCGATGGACCCGGCATGGGCGGCCTACCTCATCACCCAATGCAAGTCGGCTGGCGTCGCTGCTTTTATGAAACAGATGGCGGGCAAGGCGCCGATTCCGCCCGACCTGATGATCCGGCAATTTCCTAAAGCGTCGCCGGCGGACCAACAATCAAGCTCGGCAGGCTGATCGTGTGAACTCGAGTCAGGCCGCCCCCGCTGTTCGGATCATAGGCCAGCGCCGTCCCGTCGCCGTTGCAGGCCAGGATGTAGGCGACGTGGCCCGAAAAGACCGCCACCCGGCCGTTCCCGCAACTCGCCTTCGGGAACCGGCCCCAGGACGACGCGGAGTAGAGCGCCGGGATCGGCCGCCCGTAGACCTTCACGGACACCCCGGTAGTGTCTCAGTTTGATTGTGGCGGGGATGATTGCTCTGACGCATCGATAATTGCCTGACGTTTCTCGGCTAATCGGTTCTGTTCGTCGGTGTCCATTGCTGTGAGCAAGTCTGTGAATTTCATCGGGGCCTGAACGAGACCAGCGGCCATCGCGGGAGTTACCCCCAGCGTCTTGTGATTACGAACCCAGTTGTACCAAAAGAAATATAGCGCCAGCGCGTGGCAATGATTCTCGAATTTCTTTGAGAAAGCGTTGGTCAGCCGCGTGAAACGGCGCATTGCCATCCGCATGGTCAGGTTCTGGCGCTCGGCGAATGACGTATTGACCAGCGCCGGATCAGGATTGCCTTTGATCGCTTCCTTAATCGCTCCAATGCACTTAGGCGGGCTATAGCGGCCAGGGCCAGCGTAATCCGTCGCGAAAATCTTTTGGAGCATCGCGTAGTCGGCGTCGAAATCGACCGCTTCCACGGCCCGCAGATAGGCTTTGTGGCCGTCCGTGGTGAGTTGCACGCGGTTAGCGAGACGGGCCTTAAGGTCGCCCATGAACGAAATGCCGGTGTGCTGGCTGCGGTCGCCGACGTGCCACGAAATGATCAGCTTGGAGTCGGCATCAATTGCGGTCCACGTCCACACGTCGCCCGCACCCTCTGAGGGGCTTTTGGCAAACTTTACGTTCTTGTTCTTGGCATAGCTGAACGACCAAATCTCATCGCACTGGACGGCCTTGGCCGTGACGTTGCGGACCCTTTCATCATGGAAGGCCGCACAGGCTGTTCCGGCGTCCACTAGTAGCTTTGTGACCGTATTGATCGATACGCTGCACACGCGGGACACCGAACGCATCGACGAACCCTCAACCAGCATCGTGAGGATTTGGACGCGCTTGTCTAAAGGGAGCTTGTTCATGCCCCATTGCATACTGAACTTTTTGCTTAGTGTCAACACCTAGTCAACGCTTTTTATGCTTTACTCAACGCCTATGGAATGATAGTCAACGCCTTAAGAGTCCCCCCGATGCGGGCCGGATGGAGGCGTTTTGTGCAGAAACCAAGGACAGCCGACGACTGGTTCCAGTTGTCCTTCGAGATATCGGCGTTGTTCGATGGCGCGCCGATTGACGAAGAGGACCTATTTGCGGGTCGCTCGACTGAGGTTAGGAAGATTCTAGAGGCGGTGATCGCCAGGTCGAAACACGTGGTTCTCTTTGGAGAGAAAGGGGTTGGGAAGACCTCCCTCACCAACGTCTTCTGGAAGAGATTCAATAAAACGCTTCGAAGCTTCATCGTTGCGCGCATACAGGCCGGTCCGCACGACACTTTCTCGTCCCTTTGGGGACGAGCTCTCGAAGAACTTCAGGCAGCGGGCAATGCTACCGGAAAATCGGATTACGTCGCGTTTGAGACTGATCATGAGACTTGGACACCTTCACAGATAAGACGAGAATTACAGAAATGCGGCGCCAACGCCCTGCCTATCATCATTGTGGATGAATACAGTGAAGTTGTTGACGCTGACGCTAAGAAATTGACGGCTAATCTGATCAAGGAATTCTACGATTTTTCAGTGACAACGACCGTGATCCTCGTCGGTGTTGCAGAAAATATCTCTGAATTGATCGAAGACCACGCCTCTATTGATCGGGCACTTGTCGAAATTCCGTTGAACCGAATGTCTGAGTCGGAATTGAAGGAAATTATTCAAAAACGCGCCGGGCGCACTGTCATGACTTTTTCGGGAGACGCCATGTGGACGGTTATCGCGCTCTCTCGCGGCCTACCTTATTTCACTCAAACGCTTTCAAAGTATGCCGCCCTACATGCCATCGACAATCGGCGCATAGAGGTTTCCAATGACGATGTAGAGGCATCTATGAGCAAATTCATAGATAGCATCGAAAAAACATTCAAAGAGGGCTATCGCGACGCAATACGCAGCAATCAGGATAATTTCTTCGAGCACTCCCTATTGGCCTGCGCTCTAGCTAAGACCGATGATGAAGGATTCTTTACGGCGAATGATGTTGTCGAGCCATATAGTGCCATCATGAAAGAGAAAAAGCGCATAGCCCATTTTGAAAAGCACTTGCGCCGATTCTCGTCAGATGAAGGCGGAAATATCTTGATCAAACGCGGGGGTGATCGAAAACAAACCTTTCGCTTCAAAGACCCAATGATGCAGCCCTATGTCATAATCCGAGGGATTCAGAATAAGAGAATTCCCGAAGCTGCAAAGGCTATTCTTCTCCAACGCGAGCAGGGGACGCTTTCCATCTAGCTTTAGCGGCCTTTTTGGCGATGGCCTTTCGCCTTTGCGCCGACAAACCTAGCGCACGTGCTTTACCGCCCATGCGCCCTAAAGCGACGGCAGCGGGGCTTTTGCCATCGTCCTCGATCTCGCCCGTCGCGATCTTGGCGATCAGGACCGCGTTCTTGTTCACGTCGGCGTGGCGACGCTCGCCTTTAGGGCCTCGGGGCATTGTCATAGGGTAATGCTTAGCGGTAAGCTTGACAAGATAGGGCTGGGTCCAATGGACAAATTCTTCGTGAGTATGGCGGGTCTGGCCGCATCGGCGCTGGGATATTTAGCCTACAGGCACCACAAACTCTACCGACTGATTTATAACGTCCTAATGGCCGCCATGTTCGCGCTTTTTATTGGCGCGTTTATTTGGGATGGCAGCAATCTAGCTACCCGCATGGCACTCGATAAATATATCACTTCTGTCGAAGCATTAGATGCCGCGAATAGCCTAACCGTGATCCATTTTCCTGCTCTATTAATATACGCGGGAGCAGCGGCCTATCTCACGTTCCTGTATTGGTTGCCGAATCTATTAGAGTACACAGAGCCACACGATAAAAAAGGCGACCCAAAGGAAGACTAGAAAATCTCGAATTTCAGGGCGGGTCATTGGCTGCCACAATCAAACTGAGACACCACCGACACCCCACAACCACAGAACAGCGTCCTCGGGCATCCCTCCGGGTTTGGGACGACGTGGCCGTCCTCGTAGAGGGCCTCGCGCTGGCCCAGAGGCGCCCGCTGGCTCGCCTCCGCCAAAACAGCCCCGGAGGTGGCCGCCGCGGCCGCCGCCCTGCGGACGAAGCCCTCCACCGCGCCGGCCAGCCGTTCGGCCAAGGTCGGGGGTTCCCGGTGCCGGGCCTCGGCCGGGCCGGTGATCGACATGGCGAGCAGGATGGCGAGGAGGGCGGCTTTCATGGCGCCAGCCTAGCAGACAGGAAAAAACCCGGCCAGAGACCGGGTTTTTAGTTTGGGGAGGGGAATCGCCTCGGGCGGAGGCAGCGCCGGGAAAAACCGGAAAGCGGCGCCGATTCGAGGTCTATCAGGTCGCGGACCTGATTCGCGAATCACTCCGCCGCTTCGTCGTTCGGCATGATCGCGTCCGGGCGCGGTGCTTCATCGATCGGTACCATCCCAGTCATGCCGGATAGGCGGATGTCGCTCGCGTACCGCATCGGATCATCGCGGAGCTGCTCGTCGTCGAAAGACCTCCGCCTCGGGAGCGGCTGGAAGACCGGCGGCGACTTGTTGTCCTTGATCGCGTTGCGGAGCGCGAGCGCGTAAATCTCCCGGTGCACGATGTCGAAGCGGTCGTCATCACCGCGTTCGTGCCGCGTCATCCAGCGCCGGAACTCCTCCGCCTGCGTGTTGATCGCCTTCAGGATTTGATCGCGGACCTGGTAGGTCAGCCCGCGGTTCTTCGAGAGCTTGTTGAGGACGAAGATCGTCACGACGGCGGTGAGCGTGCAGGCCGTGACCACGGCGCCGACGAACATCGTCAGCGTGTTCTCGGTGATCGGCGGGCTTCCGGAGGAGTCTACGGCGGCGGCGACGACGGGAACGAGAGGCGCGGCGGTGATGACCGTCAAAAGAAGCATCGCGCCATTCCCCGATCAAATCCTGATGCTTTAGTATCACGACTTTCGTATTGTCACACTCCTCCGATGGTACTGGTCCTAAGGTACTATTTAACAGGTCGCTCTGGTGGTTTGAGCGAGATCACCGTTGCCTTGACCATCCCGCACATCGGGCACGCATAGTTCAGAATCGCCTCTCCATCTTCACGCAATTCAGCATAGGAAAATCGGACCTCGGGCTTGTTGCATTTCGGGCAGGTCGCCGGCGGATTGAGCCAGAACTGCAGGGATGACACGGCACTACGGCGGCAGGGGCACCGGCGACCCGCGGTTACCCCTATTCTGATCGATAATTACTAGGGCGGCCGCGATTTGCCGGTTGACGTCGTTCAGTTGATTTTGCAGCAGCGTGACTCGGTCGTCGGTCGCCTTCGACACCGCCTCGAATGTTTTGGCCTCGACGGGTTCCCGCGCCGCCTTGGCCTGTGACGCCTCAAGGACAATGGTGCGTCTGGCCAGGTCGTCGATTTCGCGGGCGGTGTCGGCACGATATCCGCTGAATTCCCTTATGGTCTGGTATTTATCAAGCGACGCCTGCAATTCCTGGGCACGCGCGCGGTCGGCGGCCAGTTCTTTCTCGATGTTTGCAAATTGGGTCTGGAAAACCGTCCAGCCGGCGGTGCCTAATATAGCGACCGCGCTCAGCGCGCCGACGACGGTTTGCCAGGACAGTTCAGGACCGCCTTTGCCGTCGGCCACGTCTTTCCTCCGCAGTCCCAAAATCAAACGCCCCGGCCGACGAAGGCCGAGGCGTTGTTTAACACGAATCGGTTGAATTTGTTACGCCGGACCTTGCCTGACGATCCGCGGCATTGGTTGCTCCGGCGGCAAAGGGCGCGCGGGCGCTCCCGTCAACTGCTGCTGGCCCTTCGGCTGCGGCGAATAAAACTGGCGGCCCAAGGTCTCACGGACGCGAGCGCCGATGTCGACGAGCGCCGCGTGGTTGAGATCGTAGTCCCTTACCTTGTCGTCGAGTTGTCCGGTCAGGTTAGCGATGATGGTGTCCTTCCTCGCGATCTCATCGTCGGCTCGAGAAAGCGCGTCGCGCAGCGTCGCGTTGATCGATTCGAGCTCGCGGTTGTCGTCCGATAGTTTCTTCATCGCAATGCCGACGACGTTCGCCTCGGCTACCATCCTGTCTTGCTCAGATGCGTCCATTGGATTTCTCCATTCCCCTGTTGATGAAAAGCCGCCGCGAATCCTGCGGCGGCTCAGATTAGGCGACCTGCCGGACGAGTTCCAGCCGGTTATCGGACAGGCAACGCGAAGTCGACGCCAGCCAAGTACGTCTTGTTCTGGCTGACGCTGGGGTTCACGCCGACCGGACCGGTCTTGCCGAATAGATTGGTAAACTCCAGGTCCTTCGTCGTGATGTCGGCCGACGCCCACAGCTTGATCGCGCCGCCGTTCGGCGTGCCATTGGAGGCGAGCGTCGGATAGATGAACTGCGTGATCAGGCCGGGAGCAATGGCAGTCGTGGTGCCGCCGGCGCCGCCGAACTGCCCCCCGAGACCGAACTCTCGCACTTCGACGCCGAGACACTGTTTCGGGATGCCGACCTGCACATTGGCCGGAAGCGAAGGCGTCCAAGTCGGCCAAGAGACGCCAAGATTGCCGATGACGGACGTAAGTGCGGTAATCACGTCGGCGCCGACGCAGGCATCCTGCGTTGCCGACCACCGACTCCAAAAACTCGAACTTCCGCCCGCGACACTCGTGCCGCCTTGGATGTTCTGATAGGCACCCTTCGCTTCGAGCATGTACCAGTTGCCGAAGCCGACCAGATTCGTGTTGCCGTGGATGTAGCCGAATATGGCCTCGACACCGGCGCCAGCCGCGTTGACGTTGGAACTGACGAGGGCAGGAACGAGCAACGTGTTTCCATTCGTGCTGGCGTTGTCGACGCCCGCATAAGTGCCCGCGCCCCAGAAGTAACCCGAGGCAGTCCAGGTCGTGAGCGGGTTCGGCGGCGGAGCCTTCAGCGGCATATCTGCGGCGAAGGCGGGAGCAGAAAGAACGGCCAACGCGACGGCCGCGAGGATGGTCTTGCGCATGGGATGATCCCCCGTTGATGAATCGGAATTTACAGGGGCACTTTGAGCCGATCAGCGAGCCAAGTCATTGCCCCGGTGATCTTCAGGTGTCTGTTTTCCGGGTTGCGTGACTTTTTTGCACCACATCGCCACCGACCTCTTAATCATGCCCGACGCCTCTTGGCGTTGCGTTCCGCGACAACGCACGAGAATTTGTAGTCGTCGAGACCCAGCGACGATAGATAGGCAACCCATTCGCTGTTTGCGTAACGCTCTTGGATGGACCGAATTGCCTGATTGCATCCACGCTCACTGCGAAAATATGCATCACGATCCCCGCCGGCGGGCACAGGAACGCCCGCAAGCGTGATCAACAAAAGCCAATTGGCGAATGGCAAATGGGCGGCGATCATTTTGTTACCCGCAGCAGCATACTGCTCGGTACACAATCGAGATCGAAGTCGTCAGGATCGACGATACCCTCGCGAGCCGCCTCGTCGGCAACATCGTTGCGGAATTTTCGGATTGCCGCCTCGCAGCCTTTGAAACTACGGTAGTAGGCATGGAGTGGATGACGCATCTCCCCGCCGTCGGCATAGCCATGGAACGGGAGGATGTACGGGCCGAGCGTCACCAGCAAAAGCCAACGGCTCACGACTTCGGGGCCGATGCCGCCTGCGCGGTGGCTAGGATGGCGGCAAAATGCGGAGCCAGTTCGATGATGGTTTCCAGGCCGATCTTCTGGACGATGGCTAAGACATCGGCCTTGTTGTTGGCGAGGACGGCAGTGAGGGCGGGGTTCATGAGTCAGGCTGCCTTTGCTGGGATTGCGGGGTCGGTGGAGGTCACGGTAGCGGAACCGGGACTCGTCGCGGTCGGGGCGGTCACCGTGGCGGTCGATGTCGAACCGCCGCCGTTTCCTGTCCCCGTCGCCCCGAGCGCCTGCGCCAAAATCGTTGAATCCTTGGTTTGAGACTGCTTGTTCGTGCCGAAGAAGTATTGAGCGACGTTGTTGGACTGCGTCATCAAACCGCCAGCGAGCGTCGTCAGCACTGAGAGAAGCGCGATCGGTGGGTCGACTTTGAAAAGCATCAAAACAATCAACACGACAATCACCAGAAGGAACCCCCAGACGTAACTAAGGGCCACTAGCTTTTGCGTGTCCCACCGTTCGATCGTTTGGGCGGGTTGCATATCGATCGTCGGCATCGGTTTCCCCTGTTGATCACTTCGGCATCGCGATCTTGGCGTTGATTTTTTGCCAAGTGAGCGGCCCTGCCAAGCCATCAGCTTCGAGGCCGTTCGCGGCCTGGAACGCCATCAGCGCGCGCCGGGTCTGTCGGCCAAAATTTCCATCGATGGCGAGCTTCGGATTGGCGCCGAGCTCGTTCAAGGCGTTCTGGAGCATCTCCGCGTTCTGCAGCCCGACGGGCGCCGGCATCGGGACTGGGACGACAACTGGGCTGGTCGTGGCGGCGGGGAACGGGAAAGGCAACGCGAGCGCCGGCCTGATCTGGACCATCCGGAGCATGATCGGGATCACCCCGAGTTGCGTGTCCATCACGTTCGGATCGTAGCCGTGGTCTTCGGTGTACTTGCCGGGCCTCTGAATATTGGTCCCGCCAAACAGATAGGGCGACGGGATACCCTTTCCGCGGTAACCCCACCCGTTGAATCCTTCCTCCTCGTAGCAGCCATATTCCCACGACCAGTTGGCCGCGCCGATCTTGTCGAGGCCGTCGATCTTGTAGGCCGCGATCTGCGCCGTGGTCCAATCGGGGAACGGCCCGTTGTAGGGAACGTCCTTCGACTTCTCGTGCAGCGGCCAGCCCTGCGCCGGGTTGAGGTTGAAGTTCGACGACGCCTCCCGCTCGAAGGAAGCGGCCGCGACAATGATCGGAACCCCGGTTGCCTTACACCCGGCATCGTAATGTCCGGCGTCGACGTACTTCAGCAACCTCTCCGCCGTGGCGTCGACGTCAGCGACCCGCGTGATCTTCATCTGCGCGAGTAGATGGGTGTATTCCGGGCTAAGGACTTCGAAAGGATGCTGCACCGCGATCTCCTGTCAATTTTTCGGCTGATCCGCTTTTGGCGCCGCAGCCGCCTTCATGTCAGCGTTTTCCTTTTGAAGCGCGGCAATGGTGCGCTGGTCGGCTTCAATTTGCTGCGCCCATTGATTGATGATGTTGTCGATTTGAATCGCGACATTGCTAGGTGATAACTGGGGCTGCTGTTGCGCGGCGGCCGCTGTCACAAAGGCGAGGGTGGCGAGCGCGACGGCGATGATTCGCATGGGTAGTCTCCCTGTTGATGCCCGCAAGATAACGCGATCAGGCAGCTTTGGATAGCCACGGCGGCGCGTTATCATTTGTCGGTAGGTCGCGCGGCTCCAGGCTGGCGGTGCTGCCGCAAATCCATGTGATGGTATCGCCACCCAAAGCAGTCCCGGTAATCGTTAACTGAGTCGTCGTGGCACTGACGGTGAGCGACGCAATGGCCGTGCCCGACGCAGCGTTGCAGCTCGGCGCCGTTCCCCATGTCGTTCCGAAGTTGATGACGCAGGAAGTCGCGACGGTACCAGCCACGACCTTGCCGAAGTTGTCGCCGCCGGAGATTGTGGGCGTCCCGGTTCCGCAGGCGGAGATCGTTGGCGCCGTGCCGCTCGCCAGGATGTGTCCGGTGGGTCCAATGGAGGCAACTTGCAAGCCGCCGTTCTGAAATATTGCGATGGGGACCGTAGTCTGTCCGGCGTTGTCGGCAATCAGCGCGGCCGAGACCGATGGCAGAGTTGTTTGCCCAAGCGTGAACCAGCCGCCGACCTCGACCGGCGACGTTCCGGCATTGAGCCCCAGCCCCATTACGCCGATGTTCACCGCAGAGTTCTTGTTAACTCCAGAGAGTCCGACAAGGCCAAAGTTCGCGTTGCCGTTCGATGCGCGCCCGAACATCCCAACGTTATATCCGGCCGTCGTGGCGTTCGCGTTCGTGGCGTTGCCGCTGTTGCCTGTGATGTTGGA